TTCATAAGCTATACAACTATCTCCATAATCATAATCTACTACTATTGCTGCACCATCTGCTGGTGCTGTTGTGAATGTGATTTTTCCTCTGTTAGCTCCAGTGAATGAAGCAGTATAATCTGTTCCATAAACTTGAGCTACTCCTCCAACTGTAACTGAATTTACAAATTGAAAAGAAGTTGCATTAGTAACTTGAAATTCTGTTTGAACTCCGGTACCTGAGAAATTCTGAGTAGTATTTGTTGTTCTGCTCTTTGGGTCTGTAACACTCTTTCTAATGAAATTAACTTGCTCATCGCTTATAGCGTTAGGGTCGAAATCGAATTGAGTCATATTGTTAGTTCCCCCGCAAAAGCTTGAAGAATTCTAGTCTTGTTAGTCCAAAGTGCAGGCCTCAAAAAAGGCTGAGCTGTTGTTCCCGGATGATAAACTATTTTGCTGAAAACAAATCCCATGTATTTTCCTTTCTTTACAGCATACACGCTACCCGGGTCTTTCCATGCTAGAAATTTCTTTCCTCCTTTAGGCTTGATTACATGAGGTTTAGTGTTATATTCTACATAAGGTGCATAAGGTGCAAGCTTTGTATCTACATAGACTTTTCCTACAAGATTCTTTTCATCTACTTCCCATCTCAATGCACTTCTTAATTCTGGATGTCCTCCTTTCTTATTCACAGGACATCTGATAAATGCGTCTTCAAAAACTATAAGTGTTGCTTTAGTGAGGCCTCTAATCAATCTACTCTTCAATGCTAGTTTCAATTCCTTATTGTTTGGCATTATCCGTTCCTCACTAGTTCTGCATCATAGCAGATTACATTCCCATACTCATCAAGTATTGCATGAACCTCTTGGACTTTGTATCTTGACCCTCCAAAAGTAACTTCATCAAATTGGGCTATTGTTATTGCCGGGCTAATTGCTGTTCCATCAGTTGTTTCTGTATACTCGTACCTGAAGTTTCCAGCTCCATCGCCGTCCTTTAACAAACCTTGCTTTACATAATTATGGCTGTCCCTGATAATGCTACATTGGGCCCACACTACATAATCAGTAAATGTAGGTTCAGTGCTGCCTCTAATATTATCTGTGACATTCTTTGTTCTCTTATGAAGTGTTACAGGCATGATGAAAATATTCCTGTCCAAATCATTTCTCTTCTGTTCTACATTTACCATTTTCAGTAGTAAAGCAATCTGCCGTTATGAGTTAATGGTTCGTTATACATCATTCCTTGAAGTCTTCTTCCTCTTCTCTGGCTCAGTCCTCTTCCTACTCTTGCTCTCTTTCCATAGAAGGGTCTTATTTTTTGAATCAAGGTGTTGTATCTCTGCATTATTTTTTGAACCATAGCATCAAATTCTTTCTCGTCTCTAGTTAAGGTTTTGTCTCCTGCGCTCCAGCTGATAACCCCATCATACATCCTAGTTTTCTTTAGGGTTGCATAACAAAGTTGCTCTGCGAATCTTGCAACAGCTTCTTCAAGGATGCTGTAATCCCCTTTCAACTGAGCTATCGGTCTGTTTGAGATATAATAAGTCACATACACTGACCTGCTCTCTGTAGGGTATCCTGTACTTAATGTGAAGAAATTGTTCAATCCGTCAATGCTTGCTACTTGGCTAGAAATATCAACCAATAGTTTGTTTGTAGAATCATACTCGTAAACGAGCAAGTCTCCAGTGTCAACATCTCCATCAAGGTCTCCATCAGCAATGTACCTGTACTCTGTAAAGTACCTATCATTGTCATCCTTAGAAGCGAGCTCTTCGCTAATCTTAACGAAACCTTCTCGTAGAATTTGATAATGCGCTTGAGTAATCTTCTCATTGGCGACCGAATCACTGATAACAGAACTACCTAAACCTGTTATCGTCCTGAATCTGGCAAGGGTGCAATAGCTTGTTATGGTCATGCTTTGTTCCTCCAGATAGAAATAGCTAAATCTCTATCCAGCTTGGATTTCATTTATAGTCCCGCTTGGACTTAGGCTTTCTTATCTTCGGCCTTCTTTTCTCTCAGCTTGAGAGTTTCAGTATGAGTCTTTCCATAAACCGGAACTGCTTGTCCCTGTTTAATCATCTTCTCTTCCTCATCCTGCTTTTTCTGTTTTGCAATCTCTTTTTCAGTAGCTTCCCTAATCAATCCTTCTTCCAAAGCTCGCTCAATGATTGGAGTGAGTTTTTCAGGTAAAGGTTTGACTTGTTCTTTTAGCAAATGAAAATTTGCTCCATCTGCGCTATTGAAATAATCATTATCTGTTGTTACCAATATTTCTTTTGACATTTTTTAACCACCTCGAGTTTATTTAATATAAAAAAAATAAAAAAAGCTGGGTTTATACCCAGTCAACTGCTTGGTCAGCTAAGTCGATTAAGCATCTTACTGCGTTAATCTGGCTTCCTGAGCCCGGTGCAGTTACTACATCCAAGCACTTACCTACTTCTACCGCAGAGTTAGCTGTTGATGCAGAAAGCGCCTGAGCGACTGCACAATAACTTGAAACTGCTGGTGCAAGGTAAAGTGGTGTTCCAACTGCAAGACTTGTGTGTGTTGCTGATGCTGTCAGACCATCTTGTATGATGATTCCTCTAACACAAACTCCAACATTCAAATCTCCTGCTGAGCCACTTGAATTGTCTTTTGTTTCTGTAGCCATACCACAAACTTTGTCAGTTACAGCTGTGCAAGGTGTTACATAGCTTGAACTCAAAACTAACAAATCGTTTGCATTTATGTCTGCTGTTGCAGCACATGGGAGTGTCAGAACCAAGTCCTGTCTATCTCCTCTTGAAATCAATCCATACCTTGTAGGTGCGGATGCTGTAATTGTTCCATTTAATGCCATTTTCTTTTCTCCACCTGCCCCCGTAGTGACAGGATTTTTTTTATTTTAAGTTGAATCACAAGTCAGTAACAATTAAGTTACTGAGATGTAATTAAACGTCAATGTCTCTGGTAACTGGTCTCTGCTAGAAGCTACAATGAACGTTCCAGCTCCAGCACTAGATACATATGCGTGGAAAGCTCCTTCTGAGTCTCTCACCCTCTTTGTCTCAGTCAGCATAACTTTATCCGCTGCCAACACGTTAGCGTCGGTAACTGTTACAGTTGACTGAACACCCGGGCCTGAGACAGGAAGAGTTCCTGTTCCTGATGCGTTTACAGTTTTAGCCATTGGGTATCACCGAAAAAAACTAAGTTAATGGTGCATCTAAGATGCAGCCATTACTACTGAAGCAGCAGCTCTTACGTTTTGGATACCTATTCCGTATGACTGTACTGCGATGATTTCTGTATCAACGGTTCCGCTGATTCTTCCATCAACTATTTCCACATCGGATTCCTGAACAAATGTTCCAAGTTCATTTGAGTCAACAAACAAGCTTGTTCCAGTTGTAGTCTGTGCAGACTGGATAACCTTCTGCGGTCCGAAATATTCCACTTGTGGGAATACAGCAGCGCCAGCAGTTCCTTGGCCTCCTGAAACAGTTATTCCTCTGTGCAGTGACTGCTTAAAGTCAGTGTCCTTCATTAAAGCAGCGTAGTCATCAGGGTGTAGGATTAAGTGTGTACACTTGAATCCACCAACGTCGTAACCTTCAACATATGCTCTCGCATCAATCAAGTTGTTGTAGCTTACTCTTGTTGTAGCTCCGCCAGTTGCTTTCCTGTTACTGTTTGCAGCTGTGCATACAGCAGTTATTCCAGCAATGATGTCGCTATCCACTTTTCTTGCAAGGGCTTTACCAACTCTAGCAGCTTCAGCTGTTATCATTGAAATCATTCCCCTGTGAATCATCTCCCAAGTGATTTTGGAAGCAGCAACCTTCTTGGTTGGGCTTACAGTGATACTCTCGTATCCTTCACCTGTGTAAGTAACGTTTCCGCCTTCTGAAACTTCAGCAGCTGTTACTCTCTTCTCTTTAGGCAACTTAATAGCTCCCTTTCCACCGCCTGCCATCAGGTCTGTGTTCATCTGAAGAAGTTCTAAGCCCACCATGTTTGGTTCTACAGCAGCTCTGATAACACTTGCAAGTGCAGTGATATATAAAGCTGAAGCGTTAGCTGTTGATACATCCTCTCTGAATCTCATACCTTCTTTTAGTCGGACATGTTCTTTAAGTGATTCTAGGTTTACACCTTTCTTCACCATCTCTTTAACCAGCAGTTTACCTGCTGCTTCGCACAACTGTGTGCCTCCTGATATTTCTACTTGTGGCATTCTTTTCTACCTCCTTATGCTGTTAGTAAGTTTAGTTGTCCCGTCTTTCCGAGGAACTCTTTCACTGTGTCTGTCACTCTAGAACTTGAAGTACTCAACTCTTCCTTCTTAGCTTCTAAAGCAGGGTCTACTTTCTCAGCTGACATCCCTTGAGTTGTCTGTTTAGACACTAATGATTCAGTCATGGTAACACTTTCTTTTTCTGAAAGTATCTCCTTTTTCAAATCATTATATATTTCCTTCAATGGGTCTGCTGGTCTTGTGACTTTGTTCTTTTGCAGTTTCTGTGCTGAAGCCCCTTCCATTGGTTTAGGGTCTTTTGTTGATGCGCCCGGGTCTGGTTTGGTTGGGTCTTTAGCTGTTCCAGCTGTGACTTCTCCTTCCATCTCCTTCTTTGCATCCTCTGGTTCTGCACTATTTGTCTCAGGTCCTACTGGCATTTTGTCCTCTAGGTCTTCACCCGGTGGAGTGCCTGTTGGTGGCTGAGTTGTGTCCGGAATCTGCATCGGACTATGACTCTTACCTCTTCCATCAGAATCATCTGGAGTGTTCATGATAGGTTCAACAGGTTTTTTTGTCTCACCAGTATCTCTTTCTCCTTGTTCTGGGTTAAGGTCTTCTTTCTTCTTGTCCTCATCTTCTTCTGTATCAGATTGCTCTTTGCACTTTTCTTCTACAGGTGCATTTCTAGTTTTCAATTCTGCAACTTCGTTCTCAAGTTGTTGAACCTTAACAAGTAATGCTTCTAAAACATCATCGCCTTCTTCGTCCATCTCCGTCTTAGGTTCTTCCTTTGGAACATCGTCCATAGGGGTTTCCTCTTCAGGTTTTGGTGCTTCAGGGGCGAGTTCTTCTTTCTTTACCATGGTACTCTACCTCCTCATTTGTTGTAAAATTTTCTGTTTATAATTTTCAGCTCTTGTCTTTTTTAAGAGCGCCTCATTAGGCCTATAGACTTTCTTACACTTATGACACTTTAATGCTATTGACCCATCTTGAGCTTTACCTTCAAGAAGTGGTAGCTTCTTGCACTTGATGCATTTCTGCTTGGTTATTTTTGTGAACTTGATATTCTCTTCAGCTGGCTTTACTTTCTTAGGTTCTCCTTCTCCTATGAGTGCTCCGCCATTATCTGTGTTGAGCTCTTCTTTATCGTCCTTGTCCTTTGGCTCATTTATTTGATGTCCTCCAAGAGTTGTAACATCTTCTTCTCCTATCTGCATTGAGAAAGGCCTAATTTTACCGTCATCATCTTCTATTTCTCCCCTCATGCTAAGAGTGTTCTTATGCCTGTTCTTTAGCTTCTCAAGGAATCTCATAGTTGTGTCCCCATCGCCCGGGATTAGAACAGATGATAACTCTAAGAATTCTGTTATGTTAGCCACAACATAAACTTCCCCATTATCTCCAGTAGCTTCGTCAGCTTCATCAACTAGAACCTGAATGCTTACGCCGGGAATGTCATGCCTCCTAGCCTTCCTTATGAATTGTTCTTCTTTAGGGTCTATATCTACTTTATACATTAACTGATAAAAACCAGTCTCCTTATTTTGTTGTATCCAAGTTTCTATAACATGCCCAAAAGGAGGATAATCTCTGATAGAATCATCATGGTGACTATCTAGGAATGGTTTTCCTACAAGACCTTTGTGAGTCTCTAAACCGCTTTTATACGTATAGCTAACTCCATTTCTTGTAGGCTTATCAAATGTTATCGCAACACCCTCTAGAATTACGCCCTTTAACTCGCCTGTGTTTTCATCAATGTCTTCCTTCAGACGGTAGGTCTCGCATAGAAGTTTGACCTGTTCTTTGAATTTTTGTTTTGCTTCAGCTGCCATTTTATCATCCGGATTATAAAGGTCTTCGGGGGAAACTAGGTCTCCCCAGAAGAAACGAGGCGGTTAAATCTCGTATATGTCCAATAATAATGTCTTAACTATTTAAAGATACTTTTAAATCCCCTCCTTTTTCTTGTACTTAGTGGGTGGGAAGCCTCTAGCTGGCTTTTCACTACTCTTAATGAATGTTACCCACCGGGCCTTTCTAAGGAATCTAAGCCTCTGATAAATCAGTTTCTCTGGTTCCTTTAGTTCCTCTGCTATATCTTTGCATGATTTGAACTCTGAACTTATACAATCCAGAATCCTATTGTCTATGTGTTTTTCCGCCTCGCTCATTTAACCACCTCTATTTTATTCTCTATTATCGACACTACCTGTTGGGTACAAATCTACCTCCGAATTATTATATAAATCAATGTAAGCTTCTAAATATGGAGTAATTGCCAGAGTCAATGAATCTGGCTTTCCATAAACATAACCATCATGAGGGATGAGTGTGACATTTACAGTCCCCACTGGGACTACATAAGTGTTTGTTGAAGATAATGCGCTGATTAAAACATTGTCTGCTTTCCCATAGTAAGTCAATGGCAATCTAGGAGCGTGTGATGCGTTCTTGTAAAACATTGTGATTGTCTGCCTGTAAGTTGTAGCCCCTATCAAATCTAGATTTCCACAGTCTCCAGTTATCTCTGTTGCATTCTCTTGGTAATAATTCCCTTTGGGACCTACGCTGTAAGAATTATATAACCCTAATATTTCTGTTGCATTCAATGATTTATTATGAAATTCTACTTGGTCTATTACTCCATCGAATCCAAAGTAGCCTGTGTCTCCTCCTGTTATATTGCTAGCAAATGTTGAGTCCATGGCCCCTATGAAAAAGCTTCCATTTGGGGTAGAAGTCAAGTTAGGGGAATACTCTGGATTAAGTTGGACATCTAGTGTGCTATTTGATATAACCAACCCCCCATTTGAGGCTTTTACTCCATTGACGTAAAAAGTCATGAAGTTGCTTGCATTGATTGTCATAGTCAAGAAGTACCAAGTGCTTAGGTTTATGTTGTGTTCAGCTAGAGTTGAGCCGACAACATACAAGTGAGTCCCGTTAGATACGACCATTCCGGGTTGATTGTTTAAGTCATCTATATTTAGGAACTCATCATTAGATACAAAGAAACCATAACTTATCCTTCCGAAATCAGTAAGGTTATCTGTTTGTGTATCGCCTCTTCCTGCAACAAGACTTATTCCGGGAACTGTCAAAGGAGTTCCATCTACATCTTTTACTTCTCCTTCCCTATAAATCCAAGCGCTAAGTGTGAATCCATCCGGTAAGTTTGCAACATCTGTTGTTGTGTCATTATCTATCTGTGCTCTGTTGCAAACACCATCATAACTATAAGCTCCAGAAACAGCACTTCCATTATATTGATATCCTTGATAAAGATTATAACTTGTGCTGTTCATTGTTCCATTGAGCAAGTTATTGTATTCTTGAGTGAAAGTAAGATTTGAAAAGCTCTTGCTATCATTATTAAAAGTCCATGCTGCAAGAAGATTGTCTGATTGTGTTGGCCAGTAACCACTTTCTAAATATTTGCACACTGAATAATCGGTTCCAGCCGTACCAGATATTGTTATTGGGGCATCTATATCAAAATGGTTTAAATGAATTTGGCTTATCCTGCCTGAAGAGGTGTCATCAAAATCGAAATATGCTTGTTCATAAGTTGTCCGACCATCATTATTGTAAACAACATTCCCTTCTACTGTTACATTGTTGTTTCCATCTGCTACGACATAAAAAGGGTAATTATCTTGAGTTTCGATGACATTATACCTTAAATAAGGTGGGTCTGTATCTCCGGGTTTAACAGTCAAACCGGGTACTGTTGCTATTGTATAATTAGCGTTTCCATTTCCTGTATAATATTTATCACTATCAAGATAGCATGTTCCTCCAAAGGCGGCGGCTGCTGCAAAGCATCCAATGCTTCCGTCTTCAACGTATGCTGTTAAGAAAGGAAGAGCTGCAAGAGGTAAGTCTATTGCCCATAAGTCTCCATCATTTGCTCCTGTAAATATTGTGCTTACATCTGTATCGTCAGCAGATACGCCAACTGCTCCACCTAAAGCATTATCCAAGGCTAAAGGTGTAGACTGGTCGAAAGTGAATCCGCTATAAACTGCCCTGAATAAAGATATTAAGAACTGGTTAGTTATAGATGTGTTTCCTGCATTAATTATTGTGTTGTTTATTACTTCACCATAAGCATTTCCAATCGCCCCCTCTTCTAAATATATCCCTTCTAAGCTCATGTTTGTTACATTGTTGTTATGGATGAACCAATTCATATAATTTGTATCTATACCAATAACCCCATTGTAAATATTATTTCTTCTTATAGTCTCTAAATATAAACTAGAGCTTCCGTCATTACCTATACAAGTCGAACAATTATGTATTGTACTATCTTGAAGCGTTGAAGACTCTCCACTATTTTGAAATTCAAAGCCGTTGTTCCCGCCAGCATTTATTATTATGTTTGTAAATGTAGCATTATTAGCTCTTGTTCCAATACCATAACCTGCCCCTTGCACGTTCAATACAATATTGTCTATGGTAGAATCTCTTGTAGTGAACCAGATACATGCAACATCTGCTGTGCAATCAAGCATATTTATATCTCTTGCAGTAACTCCTTGTTGAGATGTTGACTGAGAGATAATTAATCCATAATTCTCTGCTCCTGCATCCCCTGTTTGATTGCAGGTTATGTCTGTGAAATTATACCAACCAGTTCCACTATTCAAATTTATAGCATTTAAACATCTTCCACCTATTGTTGTTATATTAATAACTGTGTAGTTTTCATATCCATCGCTTCCTGTAATATAAGCGTCTATATCTATACCTCTATCAAAGTTTTCAATAATGCAGTTTTTTATTGTTATATTGTCTCCAATCCTAAAAGCTTCAATACCATCTCCTCCACCATCTCCATAAAGCTTTACATTATTGCAGTCTAAAGAAGAATTACCATCTCCAAAGCTTATGGCTGTATGTGTAAAGTTATACTGTGTCTTTACAGTTACATTAAATGTTGCTGATGTCATATTGAAATAAGGATAATTATTTGCTGTTCCTCCTGCTGGGCCTTCAAATATAAGATACTCTCTTGAAGAACCTCCTGCATTATCTCCAAGCAAAGCTATCCAGAAGCCATTATTTGATACTATTCCGTTGGCCCATTCTTGGAACCATTCAAGCCAAACAGAAGGGCTTGTAGTTGAATTGCCCATATAATGAAATCTGTTTGTTACAATACTTGTAAGATAAGTAAAATTAATATCATCATTTTCTAAAATATCTGGTGACTCGTTGGCTCCCGGATTAGTCCATTTTTCTAGTTCTGAATAATCAGTATAATTCCAGCTCGTATCTCCTGCCTCCCAAGAAGTGTTAACTCTTCTGAACATCTGGGTATTAGTTCCTGATAAATCTCTCTTAGTATTGACATACAACCATAGTCCTGTGATATTAAATGTTCCTGAGAATATTGCTTTGTCTAATGTTGAGTTTAGTATCCTCATAACAAGCCTTTGAGCATCGCAAACTGTTGGAAAATCATCCCCTATAAGAAAGTCTAAGTTCTTTGTAGCAGGAAATGTGCAGCTTCCACCATCAGCTTCTCCACTTCTTAACATACTGCTTTCAATATAATCAGCACCTTGTATCTTTAGATTAGAAACATTTGCATTTGTGCAATTTTCTATCTTCCAAGTTCCGTATATCTCGCATTCATTATCTGTGTTCTCTGTGAAATCAAGACAAGCAGCCAAGCAATCAAAGTTTCCTGTTCCATCTTTTTTGACCGTGTAAGTATAAGCAGAAGCAGAGCTAATTAAAAATAAAAGAATCAGCGGTAATAAGATTAATTTCTTCATCATTTTTCATTTTACGACTACAAGCTTAGGAGCACACTTCTCGAAAGTTCCTTCAGGGAAAGGCCTTTGATTCCAAGAACTCTCATTTATGCAATCTGCATCAGTCAATGCTACCCTTGTGGATATGGCATCTTTATCTGCGAAGTCTTTTACTTCATACTCGCAATAGACATTATCTTTCATGCAAAGGAGAGGTATTGATTTAACTTCTTTACGAACTTCGGCCTCGTACTTTTCATCTCCAACCCATTCTTCCATCTTCACAAGAGTTGCGTACTTGCATTTCTCTCCTTCATTGCAGATAAATATGGCATCAAGATTCTCTTCTCCTATCTTGCTTTCTAGGAATTTCTTAGGGTCTATGCCTTTCTTTTCACAATATTCTTTAAGAGGAATCCATTCTCCCCATTCTCTATAAACTTTGTAGCATCTCTTAGCCCCTTTCGTTGTTTCATCTGAAGGGTATCCCGTTATTTTGCTGTCACTTATTCCTCCATAAAAGATTTGTAATTCATCTGTATCGCTACAGACATAAGCATTATCAAACTGTTCTTGGGTTAGAGTCATAGTTCCCCCTATTCCTAAGAGCATAGATACAAATACTATAACTCCTGCAAGTTTCGGGTCTTTAATATTTATCTCTACCATCTTAGCATACTCCGCATGATTGAGCTCCGTTCAAGTAAGTGCAGCAAGTCCAGCCTGCATCATCAGAGTCTCTGAATCTTAATCCTCCCGGCTTTCCCGGTTCTCCTATAGTAACATTCTTTGGTGATATTAAACTCATTGTGTTTGTTGTACCATTAACTTCTATTGAATTTTCTCTATCCCCTAAATCAAATTGAGCATCCAACACAACGACTTCTTGAGTGTTTGTGGTTGAATCGTATGTTGTTACATTAATGTCATCTATATAACAAGCTTCTGAAGGGTTTGATGTAGTGCAATAAAATGTGATGTTAACATTTGATTGGTTCCATAAATTCTCTGATATGTTTAGAACTGCTGTCGCAGTGCTAGGTATATTGTTATTGCTTCCAACAAGAGTTATATTCCAAATCTGTTGAGAAGTTGAGCCATTGCTTATGACTGCATATAAATCATCATTAGCTGCATCAAGACCGAGCCCACCGTAATAAAATTGAAGTGTGATGTTTGTCTTATTAGCGAAATCATAAGTCCTGTACATATCTTCATCTGTTCCTGAGCTAGTAGCAGCACACAACCCATCTGAATTACAATAAATAACATCTGCTGTGACTGACCAGAAAAGGCTTGTATAAGTTCCTAGTCCCGCATCAAACTTTTCTAAGTTGCTTGTGAAGCCTGCTCCGAAAGTTATATTGTCTAACCTTCCAGTTCTCAAGTGAATATCTGTATCAATGAAATCAGCATCAAGATTTTCGTCAGTACCTAAGAATGTAAATATTGTTGTTCCTTCAAAACCACCATCTGCGAATATAGTTCCTCCTGCTTTGATATCGTCTTCGATAAGAAGGTCTGCTCCTGTTCCACTTCCAGAATAAGCATTAGAAGAACAATCTATGTCTAATGCGCTTGTCTTGTTCAATAATGAGTTCCTCATATCCCAATAAATATCGCACCTGCTTACTTTTGTAGCATTAGTCTCTGTGAAATCTTCCCCTACAATTTGGGAGTTCCTCATATAACCTGCTGCAAAAGGAAGGCCGACCTGCCAAGTTCTTAATATTTTTTCTCCGTTTATGTCTATAAGTGCATGAGAAATCTCTCCTGCTGGAAGTGACTGGTTTGTAGCAAATACTATCGCTTGGTCGAATGAGCTGAATGGTGATGGTGCTCCGAACTGTATGGCCGAACCATCAGGTGCTGTAAGTCTGTTAATGTTGCTTACATTGTTAGCTTGAAAATCTAAGCTACCATAAAAGAATGAATCTCCGCTTGCTTTCAATTCAAATCTTATATTCTCTGTAAAGTTTTTATTCCCATCTGGGTCAGCACTGAATATGAAACTTCCATTATCATTATTCCAAAAGACTGAATCACCATCACTGTTAAAAAATATTGAGCTGTTTGCAAATGTTCCGGTTACTCCAACAGGCAAATCAGGACCAACCTTACACACTGCAACATATTCATCTTCTTCATTGTATCCTCTGAAACACCCTGATGTCTGAGTTGAGTTTGAATATACTTCGATTACACTTGCACCAAACCCTAAAGGGTCTTCTGTATCTGTGAAATTATAATATCCTCCTTTGAACTCTGCATTCCTCATGACTCTCAAGTCAGTAACTACATCTAAAAAATTTAATACGACTCCATCTCCGATGTCTATTTCTGGGAGGACTAAGATTACTCCTGATGAAACGTGGCTTCTAATCACCCTCCCCATTCTTATATTATAATTAGGATAGCTTTGCTGGACATTTGTAAGATTACCGCTTCCATCACTTGAAAGATAAAGAACATCTCCTTCACTCCACTGGTTTGTTTTAATATTTCTGACATAACCAAAAGTAGTTACTGGACATAAAGCATTATTGTTGCATGATGCGATTGTCACAACAGCAGGTGTGTGAATCTTGCTTCCATTGCTTGCATCTGCTAACATGATGGTTGGCATCTCTCCCTGAGAGCCTGATTGATAAACAACTTGTCCATTATATATTGTGCTGCCTTCTAAGTTTTTTCCTACACCTGTGAGTTCTTGTCCTACTTGATAAACATTTCCAAGGCCAGTTACTATGTTAAGAGTTTGCTGGTCTGAGTTCCAACAAACCGCACCTTCTGTTGTTGTGTCATCACAGCCTGTTGTGTTGAATAATATTACATTAGGGTTGGTGATGTTGTTGCCGTTCATCTCAACATCTCCTCTAAAATATCCTTCAGAAGCATTTATGTGTCCAAGTAACCAGTTGTTTCCATTTACATTATCTATGTTCCAGAACATTGTCCCAAAGTTATTCATCTCAAGCCATTGGTTTGTATCGTCCCAGCCTAAGTCTACGTCTATTCCATCACCGAAGAATATTACACTTGGGGAATCAGCAACATAGAGGTCGGCTCCAGTTTCCAAAACGATTCTGTTCTCTACATTCATCCTGTCTAAGTTATCTATGTCATTGCTATTCATCTCTATGTCTTTTCCTATCTCAACTAAATAGCTAGTTGGAGCATTTATCTCTGTATTTTTTGCAGGACCATATTGAATAATTGGAACATTCGTATTAACATATATATTTCCTTGACCACCAAATGGTCCGCTTCCAGTTGAAATCATATTCCAACCATTGCCATTTGAAACAATCTGGGCATCATTATCATTTACATTCAGCAATGGCCCTTCGAATCCGTTGGCTGTGATTATATCAACATCAGTTATATTTATTGGAGCTCTAAGTTCTCCATTAGAACAGTTAAGCCAGTTGTCTGTTCCATCATTATTCCACCTGCAAGCTCTTGGTTGAGAAGTATCTCCTACACTCACTGAGTTATTAACAACAAGGTCTTCCCCAATGGTTGCATTGTAAAGAACAGTAAGGTAATCGAAAATTCCATTCGTTCCTGTCAGGTTTGTAATTACTCCAGTTGTAAAACTCAAGTAGGTGCCTGTTATGTTTATCACAGTCAAGTAATCTATTGTCATCTCTGTTGTGTTAATCGTAGAAATATTAATCGCTTCCTCGTTAAGAGTCATATCAGGCCTTCCTGTGTACTGGTTTGTTATGGGTTTGTACTTAACAACTGCAAGGGCTGAAGTAGATAGAACTAGGAAAATCATCAATGCAATCAATCCGATAAATTTATTCTTGTTCATTTGGTTTTTCACATATTGAATATAACTCTTTGGTTCTTGGATTCTGGAAGTATTGGCCTTCCCTCACGTAACAAGGGACATGCTTCCAAAGAGCGACACTGTAGGGATAAAAAGTACAAACATTTACACCATACTGCGTGTCCTGAAAGTTTGTTCGAGCATCAGTACATTTGTCATCAAGAGTAGTCGTAGTTCTCTCTCTCGTCCCATTCCTTGTCGAACTTGTTGGTTCCACTTGCCCATTCGGTTTTGTCTGCATAATAATTATCACCCGTGTAACTGAACTTTCTTATTCTCCAACCAACAGAGCTTTCTGCAACTCCCGGCTCTGCTTCTCCATGATAGATTAATCTTCCACTAGCATCATGAATCCATCTTTCTTGAAGGCTTGTTGAATAGCCGTATTGGAAAACTGTCATTATTCACCCTCCGTCTTTGCAAGTATACCATTTCTTAGGAATTGGTCTTTGAATGCTTTGATGGCCAAATCAACACTTTCTTTGTCAAGCTCTTTCCCTCCAAGGTTTAGTTTGAGCTCATTGATTAAGACCTTCTTTGGAACTACACATTTAACATAATATAATCCTTTTTCAAATTCTAATGTGAACTTGTCTTCTTCTTCTTGATAGAATACTTCTGTGATTAAAGGCTGCATGAACATCTGACTAAAGTTCTTCTTCAATGTTTCATATGTTATTATTTTGGTTTTCATAGTAAGACATACCCCGCAAGAGCTCCAATCAACATCAATAACAATGTGAATCCTCCTGTTGCAACTCTCTGAGTTACAAAGGTCTTGTTGCAATCTTTTATCTGTGAGCCGAACTGTTTCTGGATTCCTTCTATATGTTTGTCCAATTTGTCATCGAGCTTCTCTAATTTTTGAGTGTTCCAAATGAGCATATCTTTCATGGTAAACGTAGCGTTACCATTAGTCTTCTTCCACCTTGCTATTTCTTCCTTCATTTTTTTGCTCATTTTATATTTCAAATTCTACGTCGTGAATTCGCCTCATATTACTTTCTAGTCTGTGTGGGTCTTCACTGGCGTCATTTATCTGAATCTCAATATCCTCAAACTCGTCAACCATCTCGTCATTACAACCTGTAGCTATTGTTAATCCTTGTTCTCGATATGCTTTCAGTAAGTCATAATCTGCGTCTAATTCTTCCAGACTGTTATACTTATCTACAGCGTAATTTACCCTGTAGATTACAATATTCATGTCTCCTATTAATTCTAGAATTTGTTCATTGCAAGAGCCAGAATAACTTGCGCCAACTAATACAGGTTCATCCTGTTTCTTGCAACCAGATAATAAAAGAAGTACCACTATAGCTACTGCAATAAATACAACGCTGTAGTAGACTATCTTTTTATTCATCCTAACCTCGTCATCACTCCATCAACCATCACGAAGTTTTCTTCTTTCTTCATTGGACATTCAGGGTTAGGTCCTGTTCCATCTGGTTTTCCCGGAGTTTCTTCTCCTTCTTTCTTTGAACAATCTTCACAAGTTTTTTCTGTCCTGTAAAGAATTTTACCATCAGACTCGTTCTCTTCTCCATCATAAGTGGATAGGAAGTGAGCAACTCCGTCTGTTGCTATTGCATCTTTGGCAGCGGCTTCTTCATCTATATAAGACAATTTGTCGAACCCATACTCTGAGTATTCATCATTGTCTACGATTTGGTCTGCTTTTTCTTTTGCCCAATCTGCAAATTTGTCATAGTCTTCGTCTGTTTTTGGTTGTTCTTCTTCAACAAACTGGTCATAGAATCCAGAATCATTTTCTATTCCAAGTGCGATGTCATTTTTTGCAGCTTCTTCATCTACATGTCCTGCAAGCCAGTCTTGATTGAATAGCTCAGGTTCATTCTTTAAATCATCAAGAACTCTCTGAGTTGCAAAATGCTCTGCATCTTCATCGCTGTTGAAAACCATATATGTTCCTTCATTGGTTTCTACTTCAGCATAATCAACAGCAAAGTCATTCATTGTTCTTACATCTGTAACTTCTGCGTCAGTGAATTTAGAAACTGCATCTGCGAATCCTTTTTCATCGCCTTCGAAACTGCCGCTGTCATCAGAAGCTTTTGTGAGTTCTTTTCCATCTTTTACGGAATATTCTCCTGAAGAGTCTTGAACAACAACCATCTGGTTATTCTCATCTATTGCTTTGATTTCTACTTCATCCGTCCCAGAATAAACTTTGTCACCAATAACTGATTCCCCATCATTTATTGTAACATTAGATGTTGTTGTTGGGTCATACTCTTGCACTGCGTCCAATTCTTGGTCTGTCAAATCTTTTGCATCCTTTCCGTACAATGCTTGAGCAATGGAATCATACCTTGCATCTTGTTTATTATCTGGTACTTCCCCTTTAGGTTCTTCAGATGGTTTCTGGTCTCCGCCTGCTCCTCCTGCTGGTGGCACTGCGTAAGTTCCTCCTTTAGGGCCTTTGATTACTCTCCATCCTTTTGGTACTTGTGATGGGTCGCTCACGCTCTTTGCTCCCGGTGGAAGCTGAGGTCCTGCTTCAGTGCTGACTTCTTCTTCCTTATCATAATAATAAGGGTCTTCAATCATGTGGTCTTTGACTAATTTGATTATATCTTTTGGTGAAAGGTCAGGGTGTTCTTTGGACTCTATGTCTATTCCTTTCTGGTAACTGTCTTCTGTTACTTCGCCCTCTCCTGTTGGTGCTTCTTCTGCTTCTATGATTACTTCCCCAGCATCAATTATCTTTTCTGGGTCATCATCAGAAGGTTCTACATCTTCTGGCGTTTCAGGTAAAGGTTCTGTCCTAGGCGCATTAGGTTGGCCCGGGTTTGCTTGAATAGGATTCTCTTCTGGATTAATCTCTTCTTCCATTGGCTGTTCTACTCCAGCTCTAGCATCTTGAATCTCAGTAGCTTTCTTGAGTCCACTCTCGTAAATCTTCTTAGACTCTGCGTCTCCTTCTTCTTCTGCCTGTTGGATTTGTGCTTTCTTATTATCAATCCAAGCACTTAATTCTTCATCACTCATCTTCTTGAAATCTTTAGGTTCTTTTAGAACGACTTCATCTCCTGCGATAGGGTCTACATCTTCCATTTTCTTTCCTCCTTGATTATTATTTTTATTCTGGTACCTCAACTATTATTTCAACAGCCCAAGTATCATCTGCTGTTAAAGCTGAAGCTTCTACTTTGACTTTTCCATCTATTGCTACTAGGACAACCCCATTTAGTGTTGCTATGTCTGCTCCATCTGTTCTATCAACAGGGACTCCTCTTACTGCATGTACGCATGATGCAGCCACGGTTACTGGTACACCTGCTGTTCCAAATAAATGCTGTAGTTCTGTTGTTCCGTCTGGTGCTATTTCTGAGATTTCAAAGTTAGTGCTTGCACTCACTATGAATCTTATTGCATGAACTATGCCTCTGATGTTGTCGAATGTGAAACTATCTGTAGCTCCAGTAGCTGTTCTTACTCCTGATTTTAATGTTCTTAATGCCATTTTTATTCTTCCTCCTTTGGTCCAACGTATGGTACAAGACCGCACCTGCAATTAGGATGAAGTGGCGGTTTGTTCACGTTTTCTTTTAATTGGTTTGTTTTGAATATCTTCATATGATTAGGCCTGCACTCTGGGCAAACCCTGTCATCATGAGCAGTAACGTATCTGACTTCTTTTGTGACTCCTGACTGGTTTGTTGCTTGAACTGCTGCTTCGTTGTATGTCCTTATCATTTCTGTCCTAGCTATTTGCTCGCTCTTCCAAGCTACGGTATTGAAGGATTGCTTTATCTCTTTAGATATTTCGCTTACTCTGTCTCCTTGGCTTACCCCTTCAGTTAGGATTCCTCTGAGCTCTTCTTTCTTTTCCTCTCCGAAATCTTTGATGTAACCGAATGCGTTCTTCTGCAATGCTTGAAGTTGTCTCTTCTCATAAGGAACGAATGTTCCAACATTCAAGACTCTTGCAACTGCGCTGTTTCCTTTGTCATAAGCTTTCTTGATGAACTCGTTTATTATTGGCTTCAATAACAAGTTAAGTCCAATCATCTTAGAAAGAATATTGTCAATGGCCTCAACACCTATGGTTGCTTCAGTCATTATCTTTTCTTCGTATAACTTCTTGTTCTTCTCTAGGGTTGAAAGGATTTCTTTCAATCTCTCCCTGTAAGCGCTTCTTATCATGACTGCCATTTGCTTCTGCAATGTTTTAGTACCTGTAGGATTATGAGGGAACTTAGTCAAACTTTCAGTATAAGAATTGGCTTCGGAAACTTCCTCATCATCGGAAGTTGTTTTTTGGGGGGTGGTTGAGAAATCTGACATTCCTTCCTCTGGCTGCGAAAAATCACCGAAGCCACCCATTAAATCTGGCATCATTTGGTTCTGCCAGTCTAGGCTGTAAACATCACCTTCTTTTCCAATCTGTGGCTTGCCTAGCTCTTCCAGTGTTTGGTTGAGTGTTAAGACATTGCTATTCCATGATTGCAATACTCTTGATTCTTTTTCTGATTTTGTTTCAAAGTCTAACTGTCCGAACTCTAAATGTACATTGTCCACTTTAAACCCATGATGCAATAGCCATGGATAAAGTATGTATCTCTCTAATGGTTTCAAGAACAATCTTCTCTTTGAATAAATAGCAAGAACGTAAGCGAGTAAAGCTTGCCCGGCTGTTGCCCTGTTGACTTGGTCTCCAAGACCCATCATGAAATCAGGAGCAATACCTGCAATGATTTTCTTTCTCAAGTGCTGAATAACATAATCAAGGTTTATATCTTGGCCTGCATAAGAAAGAACTTCTCTCTTGATTGGCTTGTTAATAATAGCTGTCTCGTCCTTTTCAAGACTTTCCATGTAAGCTATGAACTCATCCAGCTCTTCACTTTCTGCTGGCATGTTCTCATCACCATATTGTAGGACATCTCTAGGAACAGCTTTGAACTTGGCTATAGTGGCCAGTGATTCTTCGACTTGTCTTAAAGCAAGATTATCGTTCAATGCACTAGCCATATAGCTTCGTCCGTACACTCCAGTATCCCCTATGTTGAGCTTGAAATGAATCATCTTATCTCTGTGAATTGGGATTGCGTAAATTCTAAATCTCCTAAGCATACTCCCAAAATAATAGCTCATATCATACCACTTAGCTTGAGGTATCATTTGTGAAGGGTCTACTTGTTGTAGGAAGAATTCATCATCATTATCAACTGTTATGTATTTGTACTCGCCTTTTCTCATTACGAGCTTTTGAGTTTTCTTTGCATTTCCATAAATGTCAATGTTCAAGTACATCCTTGAAGAATCAGCGATTGGATAGAATCTCTTTCTTAACTTGGTCATTCGGTCAAAGTCACACTCAAGATAACCATTTCCTGTCTTGATTGTGTTCTCGACAATTTCACTGGTAAAGTCAAGCATCCCTATGCTTTCGATATAAGCTGTGCCTGCTCTTGCAGTTCTTTCATCATCAGCTATAACTTTTATTTGCCCTCCAGTGATGAACTCTTTCATAGTGTTTATTGCTGCTTGAGCAAGAGAATTCTCATTGTACATCTTAACGCACTCAATCATTTCTTCATGAGGCGACCAGAGTCTTTCTCTGTAGATGTCCCTGTCGAAATTACCGATAGAACCTACTATAGAACTCCTTTCTTTTAGTGCTACGGGCCTGTTGAATCTTTCTCTTATCAGCTTCATCGTTTAATTATCTCCTGCCTCTTCGTTTTAAGAAGGGTTAATAAGTCATAAATAAAGTAATACACACTTCCACAAGCGATGATATGTACTATTGACAGCTTGCTAATTTGAAAACCTAAAAATGCTATCAGTACGCTCCATCCTAAGAGTCCGTGTATGACGATGAATACTGGTATTTCTGATGCGTCCCGTATGGGCTTGATTATTTTCCCAGTGTAAAACTTGGTAAGCGTCAAGAGATTCTTGCCCTTGAGTCTAAGAATAGAGGCTAGAGTATTTAAAGATACTTTTAATCTTTGTGGTTTCTCGTATAATGGGTGCTTGCTGAATGCTTTCTCAACTATCTCCTCTGTTTCATCCTTCTTTGGGAATAACTTCGGAATATCTGGTGTTTTTTCTTCTTCTTGATTAACTCTTCCAATTATGGAATCTACCTCAATAACTCCCGGCCTAATCTGTTTTTTTTGTGACATGTTCCCCCCTCTTGTATCTTGTTTGTCTCATCCAGAGCTGCTCTTTCTTTATTCCTTTTCTAAGAGCTATCTGGCTTACTCTTTTAAAATTATCGCATTGCTCCTTGTAACATCCCCAGCAATAAAGAGGGGTTACAATCTTACCATAAATATTGCAAGTGACCACACCGCTTGCAGCTTCTTCTTTGATTACTTCATCTATCTTTTCCCAGTCAATATTCTCTTCGACCTTGTCCTGCCTGACAATCTTGATGTCTTTGTTTTTTACCTTTCCTCTCTTGTTGATGAACTTCTGACCTTCAGACTCTTCCTTCTTATAGGATACCATTCCGGGTTTTCCTAGTGCTCCGAACGCTGCCTTTGGCATGTCTCTTGTCTTGGCCAGAGCTAAGCAAGCTAGAGCTAAAGCATCAGGATAATCGTCATGGCCTCTCTCTGGGTGCTTGACCATCAGTCTGCCTGAAGCAGTGTAGTCTTCTCTTAACTCTACCAGCTGGTTGATTAATTTATGATAGTGAGGTATTTTGATTTTCTTGTTTTCCATGAGCCATTTCAGACTTTTATACATGTACTCCTTGTTTGACTCTTTCCTGTTCTCAGCTCTTGCACCGAAAGATATAGGTTTGACTGGGAGCTTAGCTTCAAGCAGTACATCAACAACTCCTCCACCAAGACTTGTCTCGTCTGGGTAAATAGTCCTGAACTTCCATTTCTTATGGAGCTCTTTAATCCTTCCCATAGTATCTGTTGTTGGTTTCTTTGCTGTTCTTGTTATCTCAACAACTTGTCCAGTGCTAGTGGTTGGGTCGACTTCTAAGACTATGAATACTGTTTCATCCATTCCATACCTTGCAATGTCCACTCCTAAGAAATAAAGGAATCCTTCCCTTGGTTCTTTAACTTCTTCAATATCTCCAGCCACGCTCATAACTAGTGGCCTTGGGAAGTAAGTGTCAACGTCCTCAACGAACTCGGCTAGATACTCCTGCCTGAATTCATTCTCTAAACATTTGGCTTCCTTGTCTTTTAAGTACTGTTGACTCACGTGAGCAATCTCTGTGCTTGGAACGTGATATGTGCTAAATGAACTGTCTTGGAATGCCTGATAGAATTTTCCCCTCATACCAAAAGGAGTGCTGATATAAACAACGCTTCCTCCTGTATCGAATGTTGCTGCAAGAGAAGGCTCAGCTGCTTCATAAACTTCATCAGGTACGAATGCTGCCTCGTCAACTATGAGCTCATCAGGTGTGTGACCTCTCACTGTATCTTTACTTGTTGTATAAATCCAGCTCTCATTCTTGAAATAAATCCTTGTCTGAGTCTGGACCTTGATTCTTTGTTTAATCCAAGGGTTGGTGTTAACAATCCTTAATATCTTTCTGAATAGAATTCCTGTCTGCTCTAGTGTTGGGCTGATTAATAAACTAAAGTGTCCATTGTTCATCATGGCTTTGAAGACTGTTCTTACTGCAACTACTGTGCTTTTGCCTCCTTGCCTGCCTACACGCATTGCTATCTTCTGTGATTTGTCTCTGAGAAATACAGTCTGGTATCTACAAGATTTAAGTCCAGTCACCGCTGTAAAGAATAGTTCGGGCCTTTGGAACCAGTCTTCAACTAATTCGGGTTCGACTTCCAAGTTTTTTGTCTTCTGCATCTATTTCCTTTTTGGCGGCCTTTACTTTTTCCATAGTGTCGAGGATGTAATAATTGAGGTCTCCAGCAACTCCGTTGTTGGTTTTCTTCTCTTTTATTCCAAGCTCAAACTCTAGGTTCTTGATACCCTCAAGAAGGACTCCTGCAACCTTGATTTCTTCCCTCACGGATGGTAGGAGTCTTTGACATTGATTTTCTGCTTCTACTTCTTTTTCAACTCGTGCTTTCTGCATGTTAAATAATCTTATGCTCTCTTTGTAAACATCCACTGTTTCATCGAGCTTTTTCATCCTTACCTGTGCTACTTTAGGTGGGAGTCTTTGCTCTGGTGTTAAGAACTTGCTTCTCCAGTACTGAAGAGTTTTCTCGTTGTAATCTTCTCCGAGTTCTTTCTTTATTGTAATCCTGCATTTCTTGAAGGTGAAGTCTTTCCTGTTGACTTTGCCAAGTAGTTCGAATATCCTCTTCTTGTTCTTGCTCTTCTCGAATGCTGGTGTTGCCATATTTAAGTTGACCTCGTTTTATAAATCATTGAGGCTTTTACTGGAATGTATTCGGTTATTTCATCCATAAAAACTTTATCGAATGCTCTACCCACAGTTACAGTTTGCAAATTCTTCTCTGTTGCGAATTTTATTTTATTATATTCAAGAACTGATAATTGAGGGTATCTTCTCAAAATTCTGCTTCTTATTATTGCATGGTGTTGTGTAGTTGGAGTTATAACTAGCATCTCTTCCCCAATATTTGCCAGAATTAATGTGACTAATACTTCTGTTTTTCCTGCCTGCCTTTGTCCTGATATTATTATCTCACTCATCTTCATCCTCCTTGATTACGTTTATGTTCAGCTCTAAGTCTGTTGCTTTCTTGACTACATCTTTTACATTGTCTAAGACTTCGGCGCTTATTATATCTGCCTTGACTGCTTCCTCTGGGATGTCAATGCTTGCTTCAAGTCTTGGTCGCTCGAATAATGCATCAGGCAAATTGATATTAAGCAGTACGCTTATCTCGTCCCACTCCATTCGGGGCTTGCTAGCTGTTATCCTGCAAGCTCCGTTTCTATTGATTGTTAACCACTTGTTTATTTTCATTCTATCACTCTCTCCCCGAATATACTTTTTGCTTTGTCTCTAACAGTCTTGTTCCATCCACCAAGAGTCATCTCTTCTGTAAATTCAATGAACTTTTTCAAGTAATGCTTTACGTCATATTCTCTGTAAACTGCTTCTTCTCCGGGATGCCTTATCCCAACCATAGCAGCAGGAATTAAAACAAAATTATCACTCAATGTCTTTTTCTCTTCAACTGGTCTTCTTTCTATCTTGTCGATTATTAACTTGTCACCTTCTAAATGTCCATAAACAGTTGTCTCTTCTCCATTTGCTATATCTACTCCAATAACATTATTCTGTGTCATGAGTTTTTTCCCCCTTATCTTTGTTGTATTCAATCTCTGGGCCTTCGACATCTTCAATGTTAGTTATGCCAATCCCTAGTTTTTGGTGGCGCTTCTTGTTTCCAAAGCTTTCTTCATCAATGATTAAAGCCTTGAAGTCTGCGTCAATTACCATCTCAACCTTTCCTCTTTTGATTGATTTGTTAATGTCAAGCAAACAGGTTATCTTGTCTAGCTCTTCTAACCTGTTAGTTATCTCAGTGCTGTTGAGTTTTCCTGCAAGAATAAGATTGTTTCCTTCGAGTCTGGCTTTAGCTTCACCAATGATTTTAGCTGGGTTTTCAACAGAGCCTCTGCCATGATGAATCCATAGAACATCGTCAAGCTTGCCTTTTAGGCTTCGCCTCATGAACTTGATGTTTGCTGCGTTAGCTTTGTCTGTCTTTAATAAAACCGCCTCGAACCGCCTCATTTGGAGGTACCTCCTTTCTTTTAGGGAATCTTTGGTGTACGGTCGGGTTAGCATTTGCGGGTTCAGCCGACTACTAATTGACCTTTCCTTAGTTTAATAAGTGTTGGTTATATTTAAATCTTTCGTTGTTACGTTAGTTAACCCTAATATCATGTGAGTTTTGATTGTAATTTAATTGATATTCAAGAATGGGAACGGCCGGATTCGAACCAGCATCTTTGGGTTTCTCCTTTGTTATCCGAGGGGTATTCTTTGGGCGGAGGGTGTTAAACTCTACCCTAGAATCTGGAGTCCAACGTGGTGCCGTTACACTACGCTCCCTTTAATATTGAGTGTAGACCAAGTAATGTACACTCATATTTAAATGTATCTCCTCTCTGAGAGTCGAACTCAGTCCTGCTGGGTTACAGCCAGTTATGCAGCCCTTACACCAAGAGGAGTTGATGCGCCCAGCGGGATTTGAACCCGCATACCTCGGGTGGAAGCCGAGTTCCCTGCCAGATTAGGATATGGACGCATTAAAGTTTCAAAAATCTGATTAGTTTAAGCATCATCTCCCAGCTAATCCTATAACCATGATGCTCTTTGTTCTGTTTTCTTATCTTCTTTCCTTCCGCTCTAACTTGTTTCCAATTAATACTGTTGTCCTTGTTAATCTTAAAAGTCCTGTTCCTTACGTGAGCTGGCAGCTCTGGTCTGTCAGCGAACGTTAGGCCTATGGCCTTCTTGTTAAACAACTCATGACATCTTAAACAAATTGTTATACAGTTCCTTACTGTTGTCTTTCCCCCGTTCCTTTGATGTTTTATATGGTGAAGAGTTAATCCACTGTGTGGATGCTCGCAGTTCACATTCTGACATTTAAAACCATCCCTCTGAAATACAATGCTCTTCACAACATAATCATTATATCCCTTCTCTTTGTCTGCATCGCTTGCGCTAGCAAAATCATCCCTAGTCCACTTGCCAAAGAACTCCTCCTTTGACAGGGTCTTTCTGAAAATTGCGTAGTCCATTTTTCTTCTCTTCTTCTTTTGGGAGGGGGGTCCGGGGGGAACCCTTTTCTTCTTCTCTTCTTTTAATGGGATTACCGAGATTTGAACTCGGACCTTCTCGTCTTCAGCGAGGTGCTCTCCCGGTTAAGCTATAATCCCATGGGGTGCAATCCGGGACTCGAACCCGGTCCTGAAGAGTCACAGTCTTCCGTGCTATGATAACCCTTACACCAACTGCACCATGATAGCCCCGGGCGGATTCGAACCGCCGTCCCTAGATTCAAAGTCTAAGATGATTGTCCTATCTACACTACGGGGCTGTGATGAGCAGGAAGGGATTTGAACCCTCGATGCCTAATGGCTCTGGATTAAAAGTCCAGTGCAATACCAGATTATGCGACCTGCTCGTAATAGGCGTGCCGGGATTTGAACCCAGATTCCTTGGTCTCTTCGACATGACTTCTTCCTAGCCATGCACTGCATAGAAGCCAAGAGTCCTGTCCGTTAGACTACACGCCTATGAATGGTGCTGAAGGGACTTGAACCCTTAGCCTTCCAGACTCTTCGCAACTGTGCATATAAGCTCTGCACGCTCCTTATCAGCCGGATGCGCTCACCAGTTGCGCCACAGCACCGTACGCCCGTGTCGGGAATCGAACCCGAGGTTCATGCTGGACAGGCATGTATGTTGCCATTACATCACACAGGCATTTATGGGGCATAGAGGAATCGAACCTCTGTCTCGTGCGTCCAAGGCACGGATGCTACACATTACACCAATACCCCAATAAAGCGGTATGCTCTCCCAATACACCACATCTTCAGATATTTTATGTGCGCACTCATCTGAAGCTGACAGGACTCGAACCTGCTTCTCCGCTCAGCGCTGGATGGGCATGACAGGATTTGAACCTGCACCTTCTTGGATGTAAGCCAAGTGACCTACCAGATTAGACCACATGCCCGAAACACCCCCATTGGGACTCGCACCCAAGTTACTCGACCGAAAATCGAGTGTGATTGCTGCTACACCATAGGGGCATATAAATTAGAACTGCGATACAAAACGATTCGAGGGGTTGAATAAAATTTTAGAAGGTCTTGACCGCAGCTCTGGAATCACTGATGATATTGAAACGGCACATCGACTATCCCGATGCCCTGTTCTCTATCCCTTTTCCAAATTACGGTACTCATAATTTGCGAGAAACTCTTACATATATTTAAATGTTTTGGTTATTTTGGTTTTGGTCTGAGTATCTCTAAGTGCAATTCATATCCAAATATCACAAGCTCGAATGAATAAGCTATCTTATCTGGACTGATGTAAGAATGTCTATGGAATAATATCTTAAACAATTCATACTTGTATGCTGGACTCCTCCAACTTTGCTTATGGAATCTCGCTCTCATTTTATCCAAACAAACAAGCTAATCCTTCTGGCTCTTTTACATTGATTGTGGCCCCGGATAACCTGTTGCCTCCTTTGCTCCTTATAATAACTTCCCAGTCATTAGGGTAATCAAGTAGCATATGAATCAATTCCCTGACTGTGACCTTCTCAATCTTCTTTTCTTTTCCGCTCATTGTATTTCCTCCAGCACATTGTCGTGCTTATTCCTAGTAAGAATGGCAATATAGCCAATAAAAATCCTTGAATATTATACGCCCACTTCTCTGTGTATATCTGCCAGTCATGAAACTCGGCCAGAGTTGCAGCTCTTGTATGATTATTTTCTAAAGCCCAAGCTGTAGTATCATGCCAAACATGAGCCATTGTAGCTTGTTGAAAATCATAACATATACTTATAGGCTCCTTGCTCTGAGCTACGTGTGTTGCTTCATGAATCAATAATCCTAGGAAAATCACTCCGAATAAAGATAAAATAACAAGGGGAGCCATCCAGATTACTTGATTAACTTTTCCAGCTTTTTCTTTTTTGGTACCCATTCTTTGAGCAACTCCTTGACTTTAGGTTTTATCCTACCTGCAAACAAGCCATTTGTGTCTTTGTACTTGCCTGCCTCTTTCTGAGCTATCACTTCTAACTCAGCGTTTGTGAATATTCTACTTTTTCTTTGCATGTTTTTCTGCCTCCTGTTTCAATGCTTCGAGTAACTTTATGTTCTTCTCTCGCTCTTTAATCTCTTTCTCTAGTTTCTCTTTGGTTTCTCTTTGGACTTGGATGTACTCATCAAGCTTTGTAGTGTGAGTTTTCCTGCCCATCTTTGGCATCTCAAATCGTTTAATGATAGTCCAGTCAGACCCTATATTGTATCTTAAACTCCAGTCCGACATTAATCTGATTATCCCATCAGGGTCTATTGCCAGTATCATTTTAACAACTCCAACTGACCAAGCATCCAATGTTTATCTAAAGGAAGTACGCCTGTTGCAAGAGCTGTAGGAGTTCCCATCTCAACCTCTGTCATCCCTTCATCAATGTAAAGATGGTTTGGAATCTTCCATTGGTCCAAGTACTTAGCAATCCCCATCAACTGTGATGAGCTCTTGCATTGCAATACTATGACACACATCCCGTTATGTTTCCAAGTGTCTATAATATCTGTTTGATGCTTATTGAGTTCCTTCTGATTCTCAAGTGCCATGAATGTTGCATGAGCTACTTGGCTTGCAATCTTACCGGGAGACATCTTAGGTCTCTTAGGCACTATCACGAATTGTTTAAACAATATTTCAACCATCCTTACACCCCCAATATTTTTTGTACTTCTTGATTGAGCTCTGTCTGTGTTGAAAGCTTCTTCTCTTTTGGAGCTTCGCTGTCATCCTTCAAGAACTCCTCAATGTAATTATCTATCTTGGTCTCGTTCTCTATGATGTCCTTTTCTTTTCCTTCTTTCTTGAGCTCAACAATCTGTTTCAACCTTTCAACAACATACAAAGGAAGTAATTTATCAAGAGTCTCCAATGTTTGAATGAAGTTTATAGGCGGCAATACTTTGAAGTTAGCTACATACCTTGCGTTGATTAATCCTCGCATTGCATATAGATACTTCTTGTATGTAACTAGATTGCCTGACTTTAAATACTTCAAATAGTTCTGCTTGCACATGCTCTTGTAATGATAGTACAAACTGATTTGCTTGAAGCACTTCTCTGCATACTCTTGGAACACTTTGTTCTGCTTTCCTAAGTAAACAATGTCCGTGCAAAGCCATTCAATGACTTGAGGGTTAGAGCTGCTCAACATCCTTGCGAACTTGAACAAATCGAATCCTACAATATCAAAGAAACATCCTTCAGCTGGAGCTTTGTTTCCTTCCTTATCGAAGCTTGCTTTGATTACTTCATCACTTGGGTTCAGGCAAAGATAGTCCTTGACTTCCCTGTGATAGACGAACCTGATGTCATAGTCTGAGTCTTCACTCTCCATGCCCCAAGCTCTGCTTCCGTTCTCTACAGCAAATAGTATCTTGATTCCTTTTTCTTTCTCTATCTGCTTGCAGAGTCCTTTAATCTTCTCCTTCATTTTTTGCTTTCCTCACGCAGTCTCTCCAGTTCTTTCTTGTGCTCTTTCTCTTTCTCTAGCATCTCTTCGAACAAGCCCATGTCAATCATGCCTTCGACATTTGTTCTTACTAACTGGTGCAAGACTTTAGGATTCAGAGCGTCAACTTCCCATGAAGTGTTTCCGTGCTCTTCGATATAATCCTTTGCCCTTGGGTCTGTAATCTTTGCAGGGTTTGGTGGTGGATTGTATTGCTTAATCTGAGCCATAGTAAGTCCTATTGGTTTGACTGTTACATCAACTCCGAACTCAAATAACCTGTCCCTTATATCTCTAATCATATCCAGACCGCTTGGGTCGTGGTCTCCAAGATACAGTATTACAATCTTCTTCTCATTGGCTATAGCTTGTGTTCTGAATCTTTTGTATGCATCATGCATTGCAGTGCAAGAACTGTACCCTCTGTTAACCATCAAATTGATATGATAGTGTGATGTGATTCTCTTCAGCACTCCTGACAATGCGTCCTTCTCTACCCAGAGTTCTATGTAAACTTCTTGTTCGTCTTGCCTGTCTAATCTGTACTGACTGATTGTGTCATCTATTGCATCCTTAACTCCATGTACCCAGTAAGGAATAAATGGTACTCTGATTCTGTCTTCGATAGCTTCCCAGTCAACAACACCAGCCATCCTTCCTTTAACAAGTAAGTTGCTAAGTTTTGCATACTCTGATTGTTTGTTAGGGATTATGTCTCTGGACACTAACTGGTAATAAAGCTGCCTTAATGTTAGCTTGTAACCTTCTGCTGCGTACTCATCTATAATTTCATTGATAACTTCAAGTTGTTTCTTGTTCTTTGGTGAGAGATGTAGTTTCTCTCTGAATTTTTCTTTTGCCATATTACCACCCTTTTATTTCCTTTATGTCTTCTATCTGGAGTTGCTCAATCATGTCTCTTATATCTGTTGAATCAATTCCATATCCAAAATATTGACACCTATAATCTATCATGTCTTGCAAGGTTTTTCCTTCAAGAGCCTCTACAATCTCTTTGTTCTCTTCGTCAGTTCCTTCATCTTCAAAGTTCTTTTCTAAGTTTAGATGAGATAAGACTGCTTCCTCAAAGTCTGTGTTGAATATCCTCATCCATAATTCTTTTCCATTCATGCTTCCGCCTCCTTGGTAACATTGTATTTCTTGTCAATTAGGATTCCGCTTCCCTTCACAAACGGGTGAATCCATAATTTTGTTCCTACCTTTTCTCCCCATCGGTCCTCATCTCTAAGAGTTCTCCAATGGCCTCTGACCCAGAACTTATGAGAGTAAGACATGTACCCATTACTTCGGAGCTGGTCAAGGTATATCTTTAATTTTCCAATCATGAGCACAACACTTTTAGTTGGCATTGGAATCTGTCCATGTCTAATCAATCTTTTGTTCTTTGCTTCGTTGGCTTTTCTTTCTGTGATTACTATGTCTGGTTGAGGATTGTTAAGTAAGTTCAAGAAGTTGCTGACAAAATTAATAAGGAACTTTCTTATCTTAGGTGTCTTGCTGCTAATCTCAAACTCCATGTCTAGATTGTTCTTGTTGACTATGTTGATTGTGTGAAAGCAATAACCTATCTTTCCTTTGTCTAGCCCGAGCCAGTATATCTTGAATCCTTCAGCACCCCTTAATGTCTTCAAGTCTAGAGTTGAGTTCTTCACATATTCTTTGTTCTCTATTATCTCTACCTTGTTGGCCACAGATACGAGCAATCCTGCAACGCTTGTTATGTCATCATTGTCTTGCTTCTCCTTGAACTCTGAAACATCAAAGTCTGTATCAATAAAGATACTCTCAAAAGGTACTTTGTCAATCTCCTTTGTCCCTTTAGTTCTCAAAAGCAAATCCTTAACATCTTCATTTATATCAAAGACTTTGCCGTGTGCGAAGGTGTTATCTAATTTCTCTATGAATGTCTCTTCAGGCTCTCCAATAGTGTAAGGCTCTAAGCCCAAGTCCAATCCTTTCTTGTGGAAATCAACATACTTATTGAAGGTCTTCCAAGTATTCATTTTACCACTTCCATCTTCTTGATGAATATCCTGTCATATCCAGTGCTGACTTCCGCTTCTCCTCTGAACTGCACATAAGTTGTGAGATGGCCCCTATCTTTTATCTTCTCAACCTTGAATATCTCTGTGACTTCTGGATTTTTCTTCAAGATTTCTAGAACCTCTCCTTCATGATAATCCCAAAGCCTATGGATGCTTATCTCTCTTTGGATATAGTATGAAGCTTCTGCATCTTGGTCTATCACGCTGTTGGTTAAGTTCTTCATGTACTTCCTGATGTCAAAAAATATCTTGTTGTTTGCCTCGTCCTCGTAAACCTTCCGCTCTTTCTTTTTCATAGTTCCACCTCTGACCAGTAAGCTTCAGCAATCTATTTCCAATTAACTCTCCAAAGGCTGCCCACATCATTGATGAAGTGTGCTGTTTGCTCTGGAAGTTTCTGGCCTTCAAACATCATGTTGAATGCTTCTTCAGCATACTCTTTTAATTCTGATGCTAAGTTATAAGGTGACTTACCTTGTTTTTTCATCTGTCTTGTTCTATCAATCAGAGACTCGTAATCTCCTTGGTTGTTGTCCCAGTGCAGCTTTACTGCCCATGTCTCTCTGTTAGTCCATCCATTATACTCTTCACTCTCTGCTTTGGCTATCTTGCCTTCAGCTTCAAGAAGGTCTGCAACCTTATCCCAATCTCCATCTTCAAGAGTTATGATTGCTTTGTTATTGAACTGGTAACTGTAGTCTTGACTTCCTGCTTCATCAGCCACGTGGTCTTGGTAGGATTCCTCTTCCGATTCATTGACCAAAATCAAAGTTGATTCAGTCTTTCTTGTGTCGCTGCCGTCTTCCATCTCGCAGCCAGTTGTTTTCGTCTCCTTATATAATGTTTTTCTCATATTTCTCGCCTCCATTTTTACATATAAAATCCGCACTTCTTGCAGTGCCTTACTGGTATTTCTATACAGCCATTTTCTACCATAACTGTATTCTCCCATTCATGAGAGTCTTCTCCGTCAGCGCATACTGTTGGGCTGACATATCCTTTTGCCCATGGTTCGTCATTCATATTGCTCGCCTCCATCTTACATATTAGTAAGCATAGCTTATATATAAATCTTTCGTTTTTGTAAGAGATTTGTTTATAAATGGTAGAATTAAGGCACTAGAGGGGCTTGAACCCTCGTTCTTCAGGGTTGCAACCTGACGACTTACCAGCTTGTCCATAGTGCCGAAAGCTGGCGGAGGGACTCGAACCCCCATTCGGCTGCTTACAAGGCAACTGCCATACCAATTAGGCCACGCCAGCATACGCAAGGACTTTTTAACTCTCACTTGACAGTATCCTTGCTGGAGAGCTTATGGACAAGTCGGGATTCGAACCCGAAGCCTGTTGGATGCAAGCCAACCGCTCTACCATTAGAGCTACCTGCCCGTAACGCCGAGGACGGGACTCGAACCCGCAGACCGCAAGGGAACTGGTTTTCAACTCTGGGCTAACAACCCGGAACTCCACTCTGGGCTGAGTTAATCAGCAGACCAGCGAGCTACCAGCTGCTCAACCTCGGCATTTGATAGGCGGGGTGGGATTCGAACCCACGTGTTTAGCGCTACCGCACTGGATTTCTAAGCTATCGGTTTTGAGTGTGGCCCTTTGACCAAGCCATTTGGCTCCTAAGTCCAGCCCATTCAACCGGGCTCTGGCACCCGCCTATGAACGCCCTCACCAAGAGTCGAACTTGGACTTCCTGATTAACAGTCAGGTGTGCTACCTCACGCACTCTGAAGGCATAAAAGATACCGAGAGCAGGAATTGAACCTGCGCAGCTCTGATGAGCGAAGGGTCATGAGCCCTTTGGAATTGACCGCTATCCGACCTCGGTATGATATAGCTTTGCCTTGTCGTCATCAAACAACAAAGCGCAGAAAAAGTTTAACAACGACAGGCCCGAATCAATGAGACGCCAGACTATTAAGTAAGTCTGATGTACACATTCCGGTTGTCGTGTTGTATAACATATTGCTTTAATCACCTAGTTTCAAATAAAACAAAAAAAGAATAATAAAGAAATATTTAAAGCTTTCTATTTCTTCTTGCTTGGTTTCTTGAACAAGTCGATGCTTTCAATCTCCTTCACTGCATTACTGCCCTTATCTATTGCAGCTAGCATATCAAAGACTTTCTCGCTCCATCCTGCAATCAAGTAAACTCCATCTCCTTTAACAGATACAGGAGTGTTTCCGTAACCTGACAAATCAAACAAGTAGAGTTTTGCTTCTGGATGAATCTTCTTGTATTCAGACCAACAAGTAGCAAAGCTTCCTCTACTTCCAGAGTAACTGTTCCACATCTGACAGTCAGTGAATATCATAATCTTATCCACTTTCTCCTTTCTAGTGATTAAGTCTTGGATTACTTTGTACCCGTTAGTTGAGTAACCAACTTCTCCTTCGATGTTATGCAAGTCCATCACATTCTGCAAGACGCTCTTTTGAGGAAGTGCTTTAATCTTCCAAGTGTCTCCGAATATACCAGTGATTACACTCTTGCATCTTGACTGCAATAGCATACCAAGTAGCAATCCAATGTCGTAAAGTTCGACCTTGCTTCTGTCACTGATTGAATGCTGCATACTTCCTGAAACATCACAAGCTACGCAAACAGTTGTGTTATAATCATAGCCCTTCAAGTTCTCAATGCTTGTAATCACTCCTTCTTCCAGAGCGTTCAAAATCATTGTAGCCTTAGAGCTCTTGTTTCCTTTCAGCTCTTTGTAAGCGCTCAAGAATCTGAATGGTAACTGCTTGCTCTTTCTAACTTTCTCAGGGTCTGCAAGAGTCTGCGCTACATCAGCCATGTGCTTCTGGCTCACGTCAGCTTCCAAGAAGTTTCTTAGGTTTCTCAGCATTGCCATGTAACCCATCTTGCCTGAGCTAATCATTTTCTCCCAGACTTCTTTCTTGTCAGCTCCTTCCTTTCCACCTTCACTCATCTTAACTTCCCAAGTTTCAGGTGTCTTTAGTTCTCCATTGACAATCTTATCAAACAGTTTTTGCTGCTCTTTATTCTTTGCCTTTGGGTGAACTAGGAATAGTGCATCCTTCAAAGTAACTTGGCCCTTTCTGTTGTACTTAGCAAACTGGTACTCGTCGAACTTGTTAAAAGAAAAGTTCAGACCTTTAGCTATCTGCTTTGATAATCTTCCAAGATGCTTTGTCTTTCCAGAATTCTTTTCAGTCTCCCAGTTATCCTTGTTAGCTTCTTTGTAGTAAGCTAGAATCTCTGTTATCTCGTCAGCCCTTTGGACTATTCTGCTAACAGTTCTTCCAAGAATGCTGTCCTCGTTGTGGACCTTTGCCAGCTCAACTGCAAGGACTAAAGGTATACTTCTAAGGTACATCTTCTCTCTTGCATACACTGCTAGCTTAGCCACAAACTCTGGGTCTGTAGTCTTGATGAGAGTTCTGATTCTATTCAGAGTTTCATCTTCTTTCTCGTAGAACTTGTTCTGCAACATTGATGTGCAGACTGTAGAATACAGTTCTGTTTTGCTATCCAATTTGTAAGCCACATCTCCTTCGTGGTTTACAGTCTTATCTTTGCCTCTAGTAGGCTTGTTGTATTTACTCATGTTCAAACACCTCATGTTCTTATTTATTAAATTGTCCGGGGGAACGGACGTAAAGAGTACGTTTTGAAACCCCGAAGGGATTCTGGATTTGAACCAGTTGAACAAATTTTGAAGTTTGTTTTTTACCGAAGTAACTCTTTACTACGCCACCCAATGACTATGATAATGAATGCGGGAAACAAGCAACGAGGGTCTTTTCTTAGGAACGAAGTATCCCTTGTTTACGTCACCGCATACTGTCAATCTGGTACCTTAGTGCTTATGATTATGAAGGGGAACAGTCGTCGAGAGTACGTTAGCGCTCTACCAAACTGAGCTACACGTGCCGAAGCACATGACAGGATTCGAACCTGCGACCTCTCGATTACGAGTCGAAGTAACTCTCGACTACGCCACCATGAACATGAGTTGTGGGGGTACAATCAAACAGGGTATAGACAATAGGCTCTTACAGCCTATTTTGGTTTCGTTTCAAGCGAAGTAACCCTATTCTACGCCACCCGAACAACATGAAAATGACAACATAAATATAAAGCTTTCGGTTTAATCTTTAAATATTGAACCTAGTACTTCCTTCTCAATCTCTTTATGTTTTGTTCTAAGTGCCTTGACTTCCTTAGTGATTATGACTCTGCTTCTTTTGTCTAAGTCAATAAGTTTTCTCACTGTTGCCTTCTTGTTGCACATTCCCTTCAAGTTTTCTTCAAGAGCTTTCCTTGTCTCGTCGATGAATTCTTTGTTATGTTTTTGTGGTTCACTCATAGTATCTCGCCTCCGTATCTTATTACAATATCTGATTTGATTATCTTATGCAGAAAAGGAATCAGCCAGTTAGTACCAAACGTAAGGAGGCAGAGCGCAATGCCACAAGTAATGATTATGCTTCTCTTTATCCTGAACGCTTTTCCATAGCTATGCTGATTCCAATAAATCATTTCTGCAAACTTCATTTTTTCTCCCACCTGTCCCCGGGTTTCCTTTTCCAAAATCTTGACCTTCTTAAATAATGTTCTTTTCTTCCATCATCCCAAGCGCTCATCCTTGAGAGGTTGGATAATCTATCTGCGAACTTGAGCATGATTCCTCCTTGTGTTTTCAATCTAGGAAAATAATATCCTACTTCATCCTTCTGTCCTTCATGTGATACTTCCATCACTAAGTCTGCAACTCTCTTGCTGAACTCTTCAACTAATTCGTCGTAAGTTGTTGCTGTATCTTCTATTGTATCATGCAGGTATGCAGCTGCAATAATTTCTTTATCATCTGTGACTAGCCTTACTATATCTGCAACCTTGAATGGGTGCAGTATGTATGGTTTTCCTTCGTCACATAGTTGTCCTCTATGTTTCTCGAATGCAAACATCATAGCTTTACTTATCATTTTCTCCCCCCTTAGAGCTAAGCTCAAAATGTAATCCTAATTCTGATAATGTTTTATATAAGTTCAATGCTTCGATGTATTTCATAGTCCACTTAGGATTTGCCTTCAATGATTTGTTTAGTTCTTCCCTGACTCTGTTCTGTTCAACATCAGTTAATCTCTCTGATAATTTAATCATATGATTTTGTGTGCTCTTATCTATTTTGAATCCAAACCTGCAAGAGAACCTGACAGCTCTGAGTATTCTTAGGTAATCTTCTTGGAATCTTTCCCTTGGGTTGCCTACGCACTTGATGACTTTATTCTTCAGGTCAACCACTCCTTTATGATAATCAAGTATGGTTCCTTCTTTGTCCATGTACATTGAATTTATAGTGAAGTCTCTTCTCTTGGAATCTTCAAATAGAGAATCTGTTCCTTTAACTTCGTCTGGCCTTCTATGGTCTGAGTATCCTTCTTCAGTTCTTGGCATGACTAAGTCTACTATCTGGTCTTGTATCTTGCATCTGATTGTTAAGAACTCTGCCTTAGCTTGGAATACTTTGCAGTTAGGTGTCTCTGATATTTGCTTTACGACTTCTTCGAAAGACTTGTCTGTTATCATAACATAGTCCAAATCTTTTGGAGTCTGACCCATTAGGGAATCTCTCACGCATCCGCCTACTAGGTACAATTCAACACCTTTTATGCTTGGGAATTTTGGTACTTTCATATTGGTTTCGCCTCCGTTTAACGTCTTACGTATAGGTAAGTATAACTACTATATAAATCTTTCGTTTTTGTAAGAATAAAAAGACGAGTCCAAGGGCTGGAGGCGAGAATCCTTTAAAAAAGAAGTCCCACTTAATTGCCCTCAGATTTCTCGTTTTTGTTGTAGAAGTGCGTCAGAGGCTTATGCTTGGCCCAGAACTCCCTTCTTTTACAGCCCTTGCCAATTCCTTCCTCAACTGATTTCTTGCCCCATAAGACCCTATTACATCGTCTACAACGTACTTGAGTATCTTCCTCTTTCTTTAACTCTTCTTCATCCCTCATTGTCCACCCTTGGAGCAACCAAGAAGCTTATAGAAGCTCTATCTGCCATTGAATACGTCAATAGTATTGGATAATCATTTCCAAACTGAATCTTAACATTCTCTGTTATCTTCTTGATTGAGTCTACAATCTTGTTGATATACTCCGAACTCAGCTTGACCTTTGCAGCTTCAACTCCTTCCTTCATCTTTACCTTGTTATCAGCTGACAATTTAATCTCTCCAAAGCTATCAACCATCTTGTCAGATTCTGCCCTCATGACAATCCTTTCCTTATCTCCAACAAGCACCACACTGTCACCCATGGTTGCAATATCATTGCATACTGAATTGAATTGTTCTGTAGGCATTGTTGTTTCAAAATCAAAATCTAACTTGACAGTGTCTGGAGTTTTGTCTGGTTCAATACCAATCAATGTAGTTCCGAACTCTTTATTGTTCTCGCTCTTAATCTTTACGTGCATCTTCTCATCAAACTCTAGAGTCACTATGTCTTTTGCATTAGCTCTTTTCAAGAATGCTAGCAAAGTCTCAACCTTGAATGTGTGCTTTTCTCCCTCTTCTTTCACATCATACTCTGGAAAAGTATCAGCCCTGATGTAGAAATCAACCATGGCCACGTTTGCAGGGTCCATGCTTTTGATTCTCATACCTTCTTGGTCAAGCTCTATTGTTGCTTCCAATAACAAAACACTTATTGATTTCATTGCTTTCTTAAAAAAGTCAATGTCTGCGAATACTAACTTACTCATCTGAATCACTCTCCTTTTGTTTTATTTCTACTTTGAACTGTATCTCTTCCTCACAATGGTCACATTGTACATCCAATGTCATGACTCCATCTTTAGATTGAGGTTCTCCGCAGTCAATGTCATAATCATCAAACCAGCTTCTTGTTTTCTCCTTGCACTTTGGACACCTAATGTATGCTGGTAATCCAAGCAACCATTGTAAATCTATATTATGTCCCATCCTTAATCGCCTCCACGATAATTATTTCTAGTTCGCAAGGATACTTCTTTACTTTCTCCTCGCATTGTTTCTTTGTTTCAGAGCAGATAACTTCGTAAACCACCCCAGTAGTTATATCAAAAACGTCTGCTCTTCCTCCGCTCTTGAATCTTGCTTCTGTTACGAAGTTTCTGTCTTCCTGAAGTAACCCCCAACAAATATCAAACTTGGTTCTCTCATGAGCTTTAGTATTTCCTTTGCCTATCTTCACCATGTTGCGGTCTTTCCTGAATGCATCATCAAGCATCCGCATCATTTGGTTTTCTTTCATCTGTCTTTTCAGCTTGCTCATGTTTGAGTTCCTCCCATATGATTGGTCTCTTTCTTTTATCTCTCCTGTCCTTGACTGAATATACCATGAAACATTTTGCTTTATGTTTCCTTGCTTCAGCCTTTTCCTTCAATCTTTGTAAGCCTTCTTTTTCTTTTATGCTTAGCGAAACTTTGTGAAGCTTGGCTTGTATGAACCACCACTCATCTATGTCAGGCCAGTAGACTTTAATATCAGCAGGACCTTTACTGCCCATGCTTCTTTCTATCTCTACTTCTCTGCCTTCGATTGCGGCTTTGTCTTGGAGGTAGTAGATGATTCTGTATTCGAATCTTGCTCCTCTTTGGTATGGTGTGGACATTTTCCCTCTTTTACCTGCTTGGTCTCATAAACAATCTCTGCCATTCTGAATACATCAAAAGGTCCATAGATTTGTTTGACTCCATTTCTTTCTAGAACACTGAAGTACCCTGACATTCCGTACATGAAATGGTCTTTGCAAAATGGTGCAGTAAGTTGGACGTCCTGTTGAACCTCTAACTTTCCATCTACATCTTTTACAAATGGTAAGCTACATGTCATCATGTTCTTCTGCTCACAATCTGGCCAACAGCATTCTTGGTCTTTGATTTGCTTAATCATCTCATCTGTTTTTTTGTCTGGCATTTTATTCCTTCCAGCACTCGTCTGCATAATCACAGTAAGTACATGGGTACTTTGCTCTGACCATTACATCTGCTCTTTTTGGAGTCTCGTTCTTCTTGTAGCACTCCTCAACTTCCTTGAATGATTCTAGGATTTTCTTTGCGTGCTCTTCATCATAAACAATCTCGAACTCAAATATTTCCTGAGTCTGCTTTGATTCATAAACGAGCATTCCTTTCTTGTAATTTCCTACGTGCATGTAGAGCATTATCTGTTTTACATGTTCAGGATATGGTTGAGCTAAAGTTCTGATATTTGCGCTCTTGAACTCCAAAGGAATCTGCTCTCCGTTAAGCTCAACGATTGCATCAACTCTTCCATGAATCTCTGGAGATTGATTGTTCATCTCTTTCTCTTCACAAACTAGAACGCCTGCTTCTTTCAAATACTTGCAGAGTCTTTCATGAACTGAGTCTCCGTTCTGAAATATTCTGATTGTCCTAGCGTCTTTAGGCTTTCCTTTCACTCCAGTCATACTAAAGAATATTGCTCTGTGGCATTTGCCAGCTTCTGAAGCATAAAAGTAATTCCTTGTTGGACTTCTTCCTGCTCTGTTCTTTTCATTAAGTGCAAGCGCTTGCTTGTCTATGATTTCTTTTATCATTTTTCATTCCTCCATCTCTTGAGCATTGAAAATTTATATATGTCCCAACTCAAGAATATTATCAAGATAACCATGATGATTAGTTCAGCAGCAGTTATCTGTTTAAGTTCCCATATGATTAATTCAATCGGACTCATCATTCTTCCCCCCTTACACTGTTCAAAGCGCCACAATTATGACATCTGAACACTGTCTCGTAACCTTCTTCTTTCATGATGTCTTCAAGTTCCTTTCCGCAGTTATAACACTTAGCCATATTCAAAACCTCATCGCCAGTCTATGAAAAGCTGCGCTAAGAAAGGAGGGAAAAGAGATAACCCCCTTGGTGAACACGTGGCAAAACATCTGACTGATTGCGAGAGTCATGCGTTTCCCTCGTAACCGCATTTGTTGCATATGACTTTGTTTGAATCTCTTGCATACATTTTCCTTTTCACTTTATTTTTATCTTCAACTTCTTTGAGCTTTTTCTCATCAACGTACTTGCATCCTTCTTTTCCGCACTTAGGACATTTCATTGTTTATCCCTCTTGATTAATTTCTGTGTTCTACCATTGACATCATCAGTAGCTTCAAGCTGCAATGGTGTTATCCCTTGGTCATTTAAGTCCTTGGTTATCTGTGTCACATCTTTAGGCAAACACATTCCACCGTAAGCTCTGTCTTCATTGATGGATAGATGGTCAGCTCCAACTCTTTTGTCTGTGTAAAGAACTCTCTTTGCAGCATCATAGTCTGCTCTGTAGTGTAAAGCAATCTCGTTCCATTCATTTGCGAAGCTTACCTTTGTTGCAAAGAAAGCATTGCTCATGAACTTTGCTAGCTCACTTGTTTCTGCATCAACTTCCATTATTGGACAGTTGAATATTTTATGAATCTCAAAGAATTGTTCATTGATGTACTTGTCTGTGCTGCCAACAACTATTCTGTCAGGGCAGAAGAAATCAAATGTTGCTCTTGCTTCTGTCAAGAATTCCGGGCTATGGAGTATATCTAGCTTCTGATATTTAAGGGCATACTTTCTTGTAGTACCGGGAATTACTGTTGACTTCAGAATTATTAAGCCCTTGTATTCTCTCTCGTTTAGTTTCTCAAATGTTTCATCCAAAGGTTTCATAATCATCTTATCTGAAGAATCTGGGACTGTTGGTAAACATAAGAATAAAACATCACACTTTGTTATATCATCAAAAGATGTAGTTATATATTCATCTTTGTAAGGGTCATAACCAAGAACATCATAACCTAAAGCTTTATAGCCAGTGAGGATTGTACCTCCAACAACTCCGCAACCTATAACTCCTATCTTCATCGTAACACTTTCCTCCCGCACTTGGCGCACATCTTTTTTTCTTCTTCTAGTTTAGTATTGCAGTGGACACAGAATATTCCTAAGTCCTCTTCTACAATAATTTTTATCTTGAGTGTGTGGTTCTTGTACTTGTGAAGGTCTTTACTTTTTATGCTTATCCAGCCTTCCTTTGTCTCTTCCCTTTCCTTCCCTATCATGCATGTGCTTGTCTCCACTGCATTTACATGAAGTTCCTGAGTCTCCTCGTGTAGTGTCATTATGTCTCGCCTCCAATTTTTTGATTATCTCATGACATCTGATTAATATTCTTGCAAAGAATCTTTCAATAATGTTTCTCTCTCTGATTGTTACTCCTCTCTTCATTCCAATCTGAACCATGGATTGTCCTTTCTCAGTATCTGTTATCTCTATCGGTTCCATGGTATCTACTTTGACTTTTATATCAAAGTGTGTGTCCATCATCCGTCTGAACTTCTTGCTCTCTTGAAGCTTCTTGTAAATCATCAAGCTGTCATTATCTTGAATCTGTTGCTGAAGGTCTCCTACTCCTTCTTCAATCTTCTTCATCATCTTCTTCTCCATTAGTTTTGAACATTTTTTCTATGACTGGTTTGTTTTTGCATGGAGTGACAAGGTTATTTGTCCTCACTCTTCTTTCACAGTCAACTGGGAGTTCAGCCCCATTCTCTAAATGCTCCCTCATATAATAACAATTTTTGCATTTCCTACTTAGGTCTTCTTCTTTTATTAGCGGTTCCATTTTTCACAATCTTATAAGACTGGAAAACTAAATATGCTTCAGCTGCAATGATATGGGAACAGTTCTTTTTTAATCCTGCATCATAAGTGTAATGATGACAAGTGCAACTGTTCTGTTCCATACCTATTCTTACATCATAGCATTTGACTTTGAAGTACAATGCCTTCTGAGTTTTTGACTCTAGTACTACTTGCCCTTCAGTGATTAGTTTTTCAGCCTTTTTGTATCTATCAGTATTCATTCAGCTTTCTTTTCTTCTTCAGGTTTTTTTGTACTCTCTGCAAGAGTCTTCTGATTGTTCTTGAACTCTGCACTGATGACTTGATTGTATGCAGTTATCTTGTGTTCTTTCAAGAACTTGTCGATTTCTTCTTTGTCCCCTCTTATCTGAAGTTTGATGGTCATACTTGCTCCTGTCTGTCCATCAAATACTGCTATTGCTGTCTCGTCTGAATCATTCTCTTTTATGTTCAGTTCTTTGTATTTTAATTCCATGGTTTCCGCCTCCGTTTATTTGTACCCTAAAGCCTTGCATACTTGGATAAAAAGTGTGCTAGTCTGTTGGCCAATGAGCTCTGACTTCTTGTCTATCGGAAGTTCCTTCATAAAAGTAAACTTCTCTGAGCTAAGATTCTCAATAGTCTTTTCCATGCAATCTCTATGGATGTTGCCCATGTTTTCGACTACCCTTTTTCTTTGCTCTTCGTTGGTCTCTACTCTTTCTTCTGGAACATTCATAGGTTGTGAATTGCCTCCAGAATTAGAATTCTTTTGCAATGTCTTGATGAAGTTGACTGCGTTCTTATCGTCAATCTCTATCTTGACCTTGTCTCCTTTGTTGGCCTGCAAAACAAATTTCTTTGTTCTGTCTGTACTGCTGTACCACTTTCCACCTATGCAGATTCCGCCAGTCTTTTGACTGACATTCTCTACGATACCTTCTATTTCGTTTGTCATGTATCTCGCCTCCAATTATTCTTTTTCTAAGATAATCAATATTTTCCGCCCTTCCCAATGTTTAGGAACATATATGGCTGGCGAAGGTGATTTCGTCACTGGCACCTTTTTGTTGAGTGTTTCTTCCGCCTCTACTTCTATTTTCATGAACATCACCTGCATGTGTTTTTATTCATTAAACACTTGTCATATATATAATTTTCGGTTATTTTCATGTGAAACCTAGTCATCGTCTGTTCCTTCCATTCCATCGCAATCATCCATGTATCTTGGGCAATCTTTACAACTCTCAACTGTGTCTGTGCAGTGTACATCATGTATATCATCCATTTTTATTACCTCACTCGCTCCAATATTGTACTGCTCTTTGCTATGTGGGTGTGAATCTTGAAGCTCTTGCCACAATAAACACACTTCTTCCTAGCAGTAGTTATTAGTCCTCTTGGTTCTGTAAGTTGCTTTCCCCCACACTTGGGGCACATCACTTTGTATACTGCGCTCATTGTACATCCTCATCGAACTCAGTCTGTAATTCCCAGCTGTCAACTGTTCTCTCTACACGCCCATCTTTATGATGGAGGACCACCCCCTCGGCCTCCAATACTTTTATTGGCGCATAAAAGTAGCGGTAATAGTCTGCTCTCTCTCCGAAGAACTTTGCAAAGTCAAATGTTCCTGACTCTTCCCTGTTGAATCGGTCTATTCCTAAGAGGTCACAAATTCTTTCAGCAACTGTTCTGGTCTTGATAGGTTTGTTAATGGGGTAATTCCTCATTACATCCCATGCTGTTTGAATTGCTTCAACAGGTATCTTCTTCTGCACGACTTTTTTGTTAATGATTGTTTCTATAATGTAAATCTTAGGGCTTCTCCATTTGATTTCAAACTTTCCTGTGCCTTTGTATCTGTCTGTCTTTATTGCTCTTTTCATTGCAGGGCTCATTTCCAACATGCTTTCGATTTCTCCTTTCTCGAACTCGATGTCTTTTCCTACGAGCTTTGCAACTGATTCGAAGTCTTCCCAGTTGAAGTACCATCTGTATCTTGTGCCCTCCTTGACTGTTGCTATTGCAAGAGGTTTTAGTTGCTCGTACTCTGTCATCAAGTATGGTAAAAGAATTGAAAAAGAAGCTTTGGCCTTCATTGTTTTGTCAACCCCAGTCTCTTAGCTTCTTCATAAGTTTTCTCGAGCTCTGCTTTGCTCCTGCTGTTAATACTTCTTGGTAAAGCATATGGTTTGATGTTTTCCTTCATTTCTTGTATGAGTTCTTTCTTATTCATTTTTCTCTTCCCTAATCTTATCAATTACTCTTTGAACTGATTCGTGAATATTCTGTTCTTGTACAAGGATATATTCGTTAGGTTCTTGTGCATAGCCTTTCTGCCAAACAAACTCTTTTGCTACATTATGACATGCTTGCATTAGGTCTGCATCTTCATTTATATTAGCCCATGACATCAATGCGTTAATTCTCCTTTGTGCATCTACAAGTTCACACTTGCTGTACTCTTCTGGTTTGTACCCAGATATATGCGCCATGTCCTTAACCTTTGATTCGATTTGTTTTATTTCCATTTGTCTCGCCTCCGACTTGATTTAACGTCTTACACTTATGTAAGTATAGCTAGTATATAAATGTTTCGTTTTTCTTACAGACTTTTAAGCAATTTCAAGGCTTCTTCGGGGCTATTAACGTTAAAGCTTGTCTCTGGCATGAGCAGTTTTGCAGGATAATCGTTGCCTCCTTTGTGCAAGCTATCTCCTATATACATCGAATCTTGGAATCTTATCCCTGTTCTCTCTCTGTAACTGTTTAGGCCATATCCTTTGTCCTTTCCATCCTCTGTAATATCTATACTTGTTGTGCCTCCAATCTTAATTGACAGTCCAGACGGGAGCAATCTCTTCAGCTTGGTAACTAAATGCTTTCTCTTTGTTCCAAGCGGGTCGTATCTTTTTTTGTCCTCTAATGGTGCGCTCCTTCCAAGAACAGAAATTGTAATTTGAGTTTGCCTGTCTTCAATTACATCAAGAGTAATCGGTTTGGTTGCAGATTTCTTTAAGACTTCACTTGCAATCCTGACTATTTTTATCCTCAAGTCATGCTGCATCTCTTCAAAATACCATTCCACAATCTCGCCCATAGCAGTCCTATAATAAGCAAGACCAGATGTTGGAAGCAAATCAATGTAAACTCTTTGTGGGAGGGCTCCAAGTAATCTATCTAAGAACTGATACTTCATCAAAGATAAAGTTCCTCCAGAGATTACGCAAAGCCTGTACTTCTCTGCGAGTCTTGCAAGCTCAATAATCATATCAGAACTTGCAGGAGTTCTGCTCTCACTGATAACTCCATCCATGTCTAAGATTAAGTTTTTCATTTTCTTCCATAGTCATCTTTAAGTCTGACTATCTCATCTTTGACGTTTGTTGAGACCTCTATGATTTCTAGGTCTGTCTTCCTTCCTTTTGCGCTAGGCCTATGAACAGTCTTTGCAGGAAAATAACGCATCTTCTCTTCATCAAACATAAACTCTCCTTTCTTAGTATGATACTGTTCACTTAGTTGGTGTCCTGCTTTGATATGTAAGAGCTTAACAGTCCACTTCTTGTTCTGGTGTATTATCTTCTCCCATCCCCATGGATTTTTTGTGTATCCTTTTGTGTCATCATCGGTCGCATCATAATTACAATCCTGACATCTCAACTCACACAAGCCACCAGTAGCTTCGCTTGGTACTCCAACAACAAGCATCCCTTTCTTACAGCTTGGGCAAGTGTCTCCTTCTTCATAAAAATCATCTTCTCCCATGTTCAATCAACCTCTCTAACTTGTACAACTTATGTTTTCTCCAATAAGCTTTTTGCTCTGGAGTTATTTTGAATGCTAACTCTATCTGCTCCAGCATTATCCTAACGTCTGCAATCTCTTCTGCAACAGCTGCTTTGGTTATCTTGTTTGGCTTTCTTCTGTACTTATTAACTGCTATTGTTAACTCTGCCATCTCTTCATTCAACATTCCAGCTTGCATGTCTATCCCCCAATGAGACAATGCTTTCTTTAGCAAATCAATTACTTTCATAGTCCAATGCAGTCATCTATAGTGACGTCTGCCCTCTTCTCTATCTTTGCTTTTGGATTGTCAAAGCCCATGACATCTCCCATGTCTTTGAGTTGGTCTCTCATGTAATTGTAGTTGACTCCGTGGCTGTCTTTGTAAGCATCTATCCCATCAGGTATTCTGTACCAATCAATCAACATAGTCTTTTTGCTACCATACTGATGATAAAGATAAGTCTCGAACCATGTCATGTTAACTTACACCTCATGGTTCCTTCTTTGTCTCCGGGCTGAGTTATCATAATACAATCCCCTTTGCTGTTCAGATTAATGTCTAAATTCTCTGGTGTCTCAGGACACACAGGACATACCGGACACTTTGCAGGCCTGTACGTGCATGTTGTTTTACTGTCTTTTCCTAACTTGTATGTATACATTGGCAAAGCCACTAGTGTACCCAATAGTAATATAGTAATGAGTACACCCAGTAGCACTTGCTTACCTTCCAACTCTATCCTCATTATAACCGCCTCCTTTTTTTTGTTGATTGTACATTGCATCATATTTCTGCCTTGCATGTTCCTTCAATCTAAGATGCTCGTACAATGCTGGGTTGTGATAACCCAGATTAAAATGTATGTTGTGTGGTTGTTGGTATTTAGGTTTCTCCTTCACTGTTTGGTCAATGCTCATCTTTCCACCTCTTTTGCCAACCTCTGCATAAAGTGCGTCAGTTGTTTGTCGACCTGTCTGCTAACTCTCTTAACTTGCGCAGGACTTCTGGGGTTTCCATTGGGTTTTATGTACTTGCATGGAATATCTTCGCTACGCCCATATTTCCTGCAAATCTCAGGTCTATCATTATATACGACACACTTATTATTAACTCTATCTAAAAAAACGCACTTGCAGTCCTCTGTCATCACTACAATCTCGTCATCTTTGATGAATGGAAGTATCTCTTCTGGCTGGACCATTGCTTTTTTCTCGTGCTTCTTGGCCCAGTCTTTCTTCATTGGTATGACTCCGCAACACTCGCTACACCCCTTTTTACATTGCCAAGTCATTGTCCGTCCCTTCTCTTTTTTCTGAGCTCTTCACTTCTTGTCAAGTAACATTGCTTGCAAGTGATTAGTCCATTAATTTTGACTTCATCTATTGCTGACTCTCCGCAGATGTTGCAGAAAACTCTGTCACTCTTTGACATTCTCTTCTCATCTTCTTCTTTCATCAATGCAACTTCTTTCTCTAGTCTTTCTGCTTCAGCTTTGATTTTCTCCAGTTGCTCTTTCTTGTTCTTCATGGTCATGAACTCATTTCTATAGGCTCTTTCTACCCAGTCAGAGAAGTTATCCATGCAGTCATTTAGTTGAATGTCTTTGAGAACATCTTCACTAAGTCTGATTAATTTTTGTTGTTTCATTTTGGCACCACCCTTATGATTTGTGCCTTGTTCAGAATTTCAGGGTCTTTCTTTTCAGATTGTAGTGCAAAGTTGTGTAAGTCATGCTCCAGCAGAAATCCTATTTTCTTTATTGGATGCCTGCCATTGTCATTGTATATTACTACAACTTCTTTTCCTACGAGTTTATTCCACGATTCCATATTTTCCGCCTCGTTTAATTGATTAATGCTTAATTTTGAGTGTAAAGTATATGTAATATAAATACTTTTCGGTTACATTTCATTAAGATATACAAATGTATATATGATTAGTATATACTAATATATAACCCACCCCCCTTCATTTCCACTGGAGATGTGATATTCAATTCTCATGTAGTTCTTATATAATATAATATAATATATGCTTAATCTATATATAATATAATAGAGTTCCACAAGAAATAAGGGGGGGTCAGCATCCCAATAGGAGGGGCCAGAATTAAGAAATTCAATCCTTTGAGCACTTAACCGCCTTTATTTCCAGTGGACCTCTATTTCCACTGAATATGAAAATGATATATGGATGTGATATACATTTGTATATATGATTTATCCTTGAAGTGCCTTCTCAATCTTGTTTTTGCAGAGAATGCAGGTAACTTTATCAATATTATGTGTTAAAAAATTTTTATTTGTACATCTTGTACAATAACTTGCATCAAATGTTGGATGATAATAATGCATTTTACGGCCAGATTTGTCTTTCATATCTTCACCACGTTTGATTGAGAACATCGTACCACAAGTATTACACTTATAGTATGATTCTTTCTTCGTTTCAAAGAGCAGATGCGCCTTCTTGCTCTTACAATAGCAACATTGCATTATTAGTATTTAAAGATTCTTTTCTTTCTTCCAGATGTCTTCGATATACTTCTCTATATCTTTACCTATAACATCCCATGAGAAGTCCTTTCTGATGTGCTTACCATGAGCCTGAGCCGTTTTCTTTGCTCTTTTGTAGTTTGAGTAAACTTTTCTCATAAGTCGTCTCAAATCCTTTATATCGGGCTCTGCCCATTTGCTGCCAACATAAGGGTATCTCTGGTCAGAAACGTTATCTCTCTCAGCATTTAACATCTCTTTGACTTTGATTCTCAAGCTTGGATGACTAAAATCTAGAGTCCCTCCAAATCCTGTAGTGATTACTGGCTTGTCGCATGCCATCATTTCCATCTCACACATACCAAAACCTTCTCCTCTGCTTGCAAATACTCCAACATCTACGGAATTATACAGTCTAATTAATTGCTCTTCAGACAGGTCTTGTATAAGAACAAACACATTTTTAGATTTTGGAGTCAAGTACTGGCCTAACCATTGATTAACATCAAAAGGTTCTCCTTTGTCTAAAGCAATAGAAGTAGCATAATTTGTATTAAGCTTCAGCATCAGTGCGACATCTGTTTCTTTCTTGAACTCTTGCTCGAATGCTTGAAGAAAAATATCAACACCTTTCCTGTCTCTCTCTCCGAAAGCGCACACTGCACCCATACCGAAGAAGATAAATTTATCAAGCAACTTGTCTCCCCCATGGATTGATTTGAATGTTTTCTTTCTCTCAACTTTTATAGGTTTAACATGAGGACCTACACCATGAGGTACAACTCTAAGTTTATTCTTCACGCCTGCATTCTTGTATACATCTTTAACATAATTACTAGGAACCCAAACCTCTTTTATGGTTGGAAGATTCATATTATTAATCCAACAACCCGGAGGATTGTCTCCTTCATAAACAGAATATCCTATTGTTATGTGGTGTTTCAAATATCTATGCCAGTGGTCTGTCCAGCCGTAATTGAAAAGAATGTGATTGTCCGATTTGATTGAGAATGCGTTGTACATCTTTGTGAACTCTGGTCCGAAATAATTTGTTGGGAACTGAGTTAACCAAACTTTATTGAACTTTGCTATCTGCTTTACATACTCTCTGCTGCTTTTTGTTATTCCTTCATGACTCCATAATGGACTGTTATAAACTATTCTTCTTTTCATATTACCACCACGTCTTCAACTATTCCTTCGCAATATTCTTCTCTAAATTCTTGGTCATTCAAAACTTCCAGAACTTTCTCTTTACAAACCTTATGGCATAAAGGAACAGTTTTATTTATACATTCATCTTGAGTGTACAGCTCTTCAGGTTCTTCCATTGTGCAACCACTCATAGTAAATAGGGCTATTATCAAGACCGCTATTGTAAGTATGTTAACTATGTTGACCATCATCAAGACTTTATTTGAGAATCGAATAGTCTTGTGCATTGCTTTAATTTCTTCCAGTAAGCTCTTCATCATTTTTCAACCAAGCTATTGTTTTAGCTACCCCCTTTTTCCAATCCATCTGTGGCCTGTAACCAAGCATTCTTATCTTGTTAATATCAACTTTGACTCTTTGAGGTTGTGCAACTTCAGAATCTCTGAATACAATTTCTGATTTGCTCCCTGTAATATCTTTCACGTACTTTGCTATTTCAAAAACATTTACTTCTTTTCCATTAGCAATGTTATAATCTGTATTCCACACCGGGCTGTCCATCACTAATTTAAATGCATTCATGAAGTCTCTAATGTAAGTCAAGTCCAATGTCTTTTTGTCATCACCATATATTACTAAAGGCCTGCCGTTGAATGCAGCACGAATGAACCTAGGGATTATCCTATCTGTCTTATCGAGCTCTCCGTAAACTGTGCTTGGCCTGATAATCTTGTACTTGATTCCATAACATTCCCAGTAAGCTTCAGCCAATCCTTCAGCATAAGTCTTAGATGCAGTATAGGTATTTTTCTCTTTAGAAAGAACCCTGCTTGAACTGAACAATATTAATTCTTTTACATCCTTTCTTCTCAACCCTTCCATTATATTGAATGTTCCTTCAACATTATTCCTGAAGGCTATGTTAGGAGTTGTTATGCAATCCCTGACTATACACTTGCTTGCCAGATGGAAACATATTTTTGGACTTCCTTTGATGTTTGCTTTCCTAATATCCCTGTCGACTTGAATGTCTATATTCTCAAATTCGTAATCAAAGAGATTCATAATATGGCTTCCAATAAATCCTGAACCTCCAGTTATTAATGCCTTCACTTAGACACCTCCACTTCGAATGATTCCTTCCATTGGAACTTAGCATAGAACAAGTGATGGTTACTAACAAACATCTCCCTGAATTCAGGAACATTAGAATACAACTTATCCCCGTCAAAAGTATTCTCAGGAATCTTTCCTGCCTTGTTGACAAAGATAATCTTGTTACCTTTTATGTTAACAAACCATTTGTGATATTTTCTTCCAAAAAGAACTTCCCAGAAATATCTTGGGCACTCGATGTACCCTGCTTTTGCAACTCTCATTAATTCTTTGCAGGCTTTTTCAGGGTCATCAACGTGTTCAAGAACATTGCTGCAATTCACAAAGTCAAACTCTTTGTCTTTGAAGGGCATATCCTCTACGTCACCTTCTATAAACTTTACTCCTTCAGGTACTACAAGGTCTCCTCCCCGGCTAGTGTTATCTTTATACTTCTCTAGTAAAACTCCAGCTTCGGGGTGTGGATGATTTCCACTTCCAACATCTAAAAACTTAGGATTCCTCTGCCCCATTCTCACCAACCTCTCTGATTTTTCTGAACACGAACCAATCAATGTGATGGCTGCCATACTCTTGAATCTCAAAACCATGCTTGCCTATGTAATTAATGAACCAAGCAGCAGTTCCTTTTGCTCCTTTTGAATCACTCCAATCAAATGTGAACCTTCCTCGCTCGTTGTATTTTTTGAACTGGCCTTCTGGATATTCAGGCGTAGGGTCTACCCACATTCTTTCAGTCTTTGTACCTTCAAGACAGATATAAAGTCCTTGAGGCTTTAATGCATTGTACATTTTAGGAACGAAAATATCTTTGTTCTTTGTGCTGTTATGCTGCAACACTGTGCAAGTCCATATAACATCGAACTGTTCTTTATATTCTAAATCCATTGCATTCTTATGTAAATAATCTACTTTGCAAAGGTTGTTAGAATCTGGGCAATCAGGGTGAATTTCTGCAAGGTTTTTCTTTGCATTCTCTACCATTCCTGCGCTGCCTTCTGCAACTGTGATGTGCCAATCTTTAGTCAATGGCTGAAGTAATTGTTGCATTCCTTTGACCAATCTTCCCGGGCCTCCACCTATGACTAGAACTTTAGCATCTTTAGGGACTCCATGCTTTTCACAAGATTTCTGAAACCATTCAAGGATTCCTCCTTTGTCTACCTTCCAGTTCTTTCCTGTGCTGGCTAGAACTCTAGGCTGATTCCAATACTCTCTATCATCTTGGTCTCCGATTGTAAGTGGTGGTAAATCTTTAACTGGTGTTCCGCTGTCTCCATCAATTTCTTTGTTCATTTTTCTTTCCTCCAGAATACTCCGTATCCTCTGCCAAATTTAATCTCAAAACTTCCGAATCTTTCATCTTTGTTCCAAATTTTAATAGCCTCTTGTATGGGCACATGGTCCATATCATGAACTACTATGATTCCTTCTGGACTTAAATGTTTTTCAACAAGTTCCAAATCATGCAAGCAACCCAAAGTTGAATGGTCCCCATCAACATAAATTAAGTCTACATTATCAGGAAACTTCTCAAGCGTCTGAGTATTTATTTTTTGAATATTTACTCTCTCAAATGATTCCAGCAAAGCCCTTGCTGGTTTCTCATTTACTTCATCGTAACCAAGCCACAAATCATATCCGTAATAAGTTGCTTTAGGACAAGATTCAAGCATTACTTTACCAGATTGTCCTGACGCTATCCCTGTCTCGACCATCACTTTAACATCTCTAATCTTATTGATGCTGGTAAATAAATACCTTAGAGTGTTATAATGAAGTTCCGTGTGTTCTTTCTTCCAATCATTCATTGTTTACAACCCCTTTTAAGTATTCAATGTCAAGTGCGTGACTTCCATTGATGTACTTATCAAGTACTGGTGGGAGTCCTCCCTCTTTAACTTCACTCAATAATGGAAGACCAAGAGGATATTCTAATCTTCTCCTTGCAGTGAAATCAATCATGCATTCTGGAAAGAATTTTATCTCTTGGCATTTCTTCAGCCATTCTATTTCTTCATCTTCACTATCAAGCTTGTGATTAAGTTTTGCATAGAATAATTCTTTCTCAACAGTCTCCCAATCAGAAAGACCTAGAGGACCTACATGAGCAAAGTCAAATTCTGGATGAAATGTCCAAGCCCCTTTTATCTTTACAGTCTCATGAACTTCTCCTGTAACTTTTAGGTCTGGTTCGAACTTGAAGAAGCTAGCGAACATAGAATAACCAGCATTGGTTGCTTTCTTGTTAACTTCTGGGTCTAAAGGAAGAGTCCTGATACCTGAATAAACAAAGTATTGTCTGAACTTTATCCCATTAAAGCCTAACTTTTGTTGTTCTTCAGCGAGCTTGTGCAAGACCCCGTGTTCTATTGGATAATATACATGGTCATGGTCGAAATTAAGAATCCAATCAGCTCCCATCTCTCCGCACCTTTTAATCATATCTGTCTTGACAGTTCCAAATCCGCCTTCAACTAAGTCGCATCTGTCATTATCATAAATCTTAATCTTACCATTCATTGAAGCCATAGATTCAACAATCAATCTTGTCTTATCAGTTGTTTGCCTGCTGATTCCTACAAGCACTTCATCAACTGCTGGAAGGACTGAAGCTATTGCATAGCCAATCCATCTCTCTGCGTTATGTACGTGTGTTCCTGCTACGATTCTCATTTTGTTTCCTTAACCTCTTTTCTGTGAGCCGCCATCTTTTTCCAGTTGTAATGTACATCCCCTCCAACTCCTGCATCTATCACAACCAATGGTTCTTTATAATTAACCTTTACTTCTTGAGGGCCATTGCTTACATTCTGAATAGGTATCCTTCTGCTTAGAGCTGGAACTGTTATCTCTTCTACTATCTCCCCGTAATGATACCCATCATTTTGTTCTGCTTCTTCTCTATAAGCTAACTGTTGTCTTAAAAATGCAGGTATTGCTCTTTGGTCGTTAAGCGCATAATTCAAGGCGTCAACTTGCAATTTAAGCTGGGGTTCATCTTTATATGTGGCCCCATTTGCTATGCAATAACCATCTATGTGGCTTCTTAATCTTTCTTCGAAACCATGGATTTTTTGTTCCTTACAATAATCACTCAATTCTTCTTTTTGTTGAAGCAGTTGTGTTAACATTTTTATCCCTCCTCTATAAGCTTTCTTTGTTGCTCGTGATTCAAGACAAATTTCTCAAACATTTTCTTATGGTCCTCGAGCATTTCAGGGTGTAGGAATTCATAAAAGTATATCCAGAACTCTCTCTGTTCTGAACTAGGTCCCTCATCAATAACCCAATCTCTCCTAGACCAAATCCATTCGTAAATGAACTCAGGCATTGAACCCTTAATCATTGCAGCGTTCATATCAGCCCATATGTTCCAGCCAACCTTTTCTGTTAGTTTCCTGAACTTCTCCCACTCTTTAGGCTTTCTCATTCCGGGACCCGCAATAAAATAATTCCTTGCTCCTCTTTCGACTTCTGCCTTTCTTGTTTTGACATGCTCAAAATACCAGTCCTTGTTTCCAAGATTCAGAATATTCCAAGTGCCGAACAATCCTTCGTGAGGGCTCTTAACATAATTCATTCCGTCCTGTGCCTTGAAAGCTAACTTCTTGAAGAATGTCTTTTTGATTCCTCCTTGTTCCTCACTCTTGAATTCAGGTGGTTTCTCAAAAGCTTTAGGACTGTCCTCTCCTGCAACCATCTTAAACCAGCACATAATTCCTAGCCTGTTATATCCTTCTTCTTCACAAGCTAATAATATGTACTTGAGATTCTCCATAAATTCTTTGCAATACCATTCGTCAGTGTCGGATACTAGAACCCAATGGTCTGGGTATTTTTCCAACACGTGATTAAGATATTGGTTTCTTTGAACATCAAACTTATCATCCCAAGTCCTTCTTACGATGTCGCATTTCTCGATGTTTTGTAAGAACTCGATTGAGTCATCAACACTTCCTCCATCTACAGCTACAATCTTATCAACGTAATCTTTCACTCTTCCAACAGCAGTCTTTAATTCGTCAGACCTGTTCAGTGTCATAAAGCAGTAAGCAACCTTTGGAAGTTCCTCAACGCTTTCTGCAAGTTTCTTGCCCTTTTCAACAAGCTCTAAGCATTTCTTTTTATCATACCATTCTTGTTGTTTGACCTCTTTGTTTATTGGTTCTTTCACGCCTATAACCTCCTGTTGTATTTTTTCAAATGCATCATCGCCATATTCTTTCTTCAAGTTCTCAGCGTCTAATGCCATGGGGCACTTGCCTAACTTCCAATAAGGATGTTCCTTAATGATTTCTGGATGGTCTCCGAAGTAAGGCTTCACCATTGTTACAGTATTCAAAGGAGCTCCTTTCAATAAGAACCCCCCATAATTATCAAGCCATACGTTTAGAGGATTGCTTGATATTCTGGCTTTGTCTCTGAGCTCATAATACCTGAATCTTTCCCACATTCTTTTGGTTTCTGTGAGATAACCATAATGGTACCTTGGGCATCCCGGAAAAACAATCCTTCTTTTTCTGTACTCGTCATCAATATAGATTTGTCTTCCTTCCTTATCACTGATTGTAGCGTGACTAGGGTAATGCATTCCGTCTTGCCATCTAAAGATTCTCTCATGATATTGCCCTTGCCTTACTCTTGTTCCAATCATATCAAAGAATAATCTATCAGCCCTTTTTCCCTTAGCAATTTGTTCCATGCAACCATACTCGTCAGAGTCTGCAACATGGTTAAAATCTTTCCAGAACCATCTTTGAGGATTGAACACATGCATTACTTGATGGTGCCTTTCAAGATATTCATTGAGTCTATCTAAATCATCTTTCTTGTACAGCTCGTCATCATCAACTACCAAGACCATATCTCTCTCGTGGTCAGGTCTTTGGCCATCTGGAAGTTTATCCAGTGCGTCAATGTATGCCTGTCTTAGAACAGTCTTGTCCTTGACTTTCCCTAGTCTTTTATAGATTATGAAATCTTCAGGGCTGTCCTTGATGAAATCATTTATTATGTGTTCGGTGTCATCAAGAGATAATCCTTCTTCATTAACGGCTTTAGCATAATCAGTGCTTCCTTCTATAATTATTATCTTACCGCCTGATTCCTTTATGAAATCATATATTGACTTTATACTGTACCATATGTATTCTCCCCCGTTGAGGGTTATATAACAAGCAAACCATTTCATTTTCCCATCCTCTTTCTTATCTCACTGCTGCTGTTGACTTTTTCTCCACCAACATTAGAGACCATTTTTATCTTTAGCTCTTTGCAAACTTCTGCTTCTGGAATATTATTTTCGTCTCTGTCCCCACCATTAGCAAAAATATCTGGCTTGAGCTCTCTTAAAGTCTCACATTGAGAACCATCTTTATCTATAGAAATCATAACTCTATCAACAAATTCGTAAGGTCTTATTGTATGTTTAATGCTCATCTCATCATGGACTATTTGACCATGCTTTAGAATCTGCTGTCTATTATTGTTTATAATTACGACAAGCTCATCTCCGAGTTTCTTTGCTTCTTCCATGAGCCGAACATGTCCTTCATGAAGGCATGTAAAGTATCCGCTTACTGCGACTATTTTCTTCTTCATAAATACCACAACCATTTAGCGAGTAATATCAGGGCACCATAAAATGCAAATAAGCAAACTAACACGAAAGCTAGAGTAATCAGTGATAAGACATATTGCCAAGCAGTGTACTTAACTTTCTTTTTCTTCTTTGGCTTCAGGTCCTTCAGCATCTTTTCCATCTGCGGTGTCAGTTCTCCCATCTATTATCCCTCTCATCTTTTTTATCCAAGTCTCAGAGTCTAAATCAAACTCTTCCCTATATTTTATAGCATCTTCCTTCATTAAATTGTAATGTTCTTTATCAGTTATTGCCAAATTCAGCTCTGAATAAATATTGTCTGCATCAGAAGCGTAATGCCAAGTTCCATAACCTGCATCAATAGGGTGTGGTGCTTCAATCAAGCCCGCTCTCCCATTTGTTATTTCAACTGCTGTGCTATTGTCTGATACAAGAATTGGTACATGAGAATACAAACTCTCTGGAATCATCAAGTTAAATCCTTCCCCACTACTTGCACTCAAGCAAAGGTCTGACGCAGCAATTAATTCTGCAACTTCTTCGTACTCCAATGGTTTATCATGGATGCAAATTACATCCTGCCATTTGAATCCTTCAGGTAAATCTATCCTTTTAGGAATTACTCTATCAAGATAATCAATAGCATTCATGTGAGGATAATCATTGTATTTAACCCAGTGGAAAAAGAACTTCACATGTTTGTGTTCAAGTCCTACTTTTATTGCAGCTTCCAGAATGTGGAAAGGGTTCTTCCGTCTTTGAAACCTCATATAATTGAACACTATGAAGTGCTCTTTGCCAAAGTTATACTTGCGCCTAACATTCTTTTTCGCCAAATCCTTTATCGGCTTAAAGACAGTCTTGTCAACAGGGCACAATACTGGCTCTGTTACTTCGAACCCTTCCCTTTTCATCTGGTCTTCGCCAAACTTTGAAGGAGGAATAATTATATCCATCTTATTCATGAATTCTATGCCTGCCGATGGAAGGCCCTCTGAATCAACAAAAGAATAGAATATCTTTTTTATTTTATCATTATAATTTATCAAATTAAGATGTTGTAATGATTCTCTTATTATTGCATCTCCTATGACAAACAAAACATCTGGAGAGTACTTGTTAAGATAAGTCATTAATCGAATCAGGTATTCGTTGCTTCCTTCAGGAGGATACATTGGAACTACAATGACTCCTTCTTTTGTTACAACTTCTATATCTGTAGGGTCACACCCATAATTGCCCCCAACATAAATAACCTTATGGTCTTTAGATAAATCTCTTGCAAGCATCTTGCCCATTCTAGCATAGCCTGTTGTACTTTCCCATCTATCTCCAAAAATCATTACTGTTTTTTCTTCTTCCATTCTTCAACCCCGAGACTCACTGGCGCTTTGCAAACTATGCAAGATACGAATAGTGAGTTAGGGGGAAGCCCAACGACCGCCTCGTTCTTCTGGACTTCGTCCCCCTTCTCAACTATGAGTGTGCTACCGCAATGAGAGCACCTAATCTTCAGTTCCGCTTTCATCTTCTCCAAAATCTTCTGTGTTTTCTTGTTCAGATTCTTCTGGAACTTCTTCTGAATCTCCTATTATCTCTGCGAAACCAAACTTGTCAAGTGTCTTTGTAATTCTGACATTTACCTTCTCTCCTATGTTGACGTCTCCTTGAACAAAAATTGTATAACCATCAACTTTTCCAATAGGGTCTCCTTTAGCTCCCTTGCTCATTATCTCGAGCTCTATTTCTTGACCTTCATTAACAGGTGGTTTAAATCCTCCTTGTCTCATTTTGCATCTGCCTCCAACTTCAGTTGTAATTCATTCTTTTTTGCGAGAATCTCGCTAACCTCTTGGTTAACTTTCTCGTCTATCTTTTCTTTGCCTGTCTGGTCAAGAGGCATCAGTCTGAACTCTGCGGTTACAATCTGTCCTCCTAGAACCAGTCCGGGATAGCCGTCGACATATTCTAAGTCAGCAGCCAACCTTCTTTTTATGGTGACGGGAAGATTCTCCTTGTTGAAGAAGTCAATGAGTTTATTGTAAATCTCTGCGAATCTTTCTTCTGTTGCTTCCATCACTCCCCTTCCCCATTTCTGGCCGTGCTCTTCTGCAATCTGCATAAGCTTATCTTCATAAGCTTTTAATTGCAGCTTAGCTTTTCTCTTCTCGTCGTCACTCATCATTTTTTCTTTTCTTCTTTTTCAGGCTTTTCTTCTTCTGTTGTTTCTTCTTCGGCTTCTTCTTCAGGAGCCTCTTCCTCTTCAGCTGGAGCATCATCTTCTGTTTCAGCTTCAGCTGCCTCTTCTTCACCGCCTGTCTCTTCTGGTTTGTCTTCTTCAGGAACCATTTTAGGGTCATCATAATAAATAACTCCTATCAAGAATCCTGAACTCTTCTCAATAATCCTTGGAGATTCTAGAATCTCACAACCATTCTTTTGCAGTTCAACCATGTGTTTGTTGACTTGCATCTCTGCTTCTTGGAAATTACTCCTAACGTCTGTTTCTATAATTTTTGCTAATTTCATTTTCTTCCTCCTTAGTTTTGTGTCTGAAGTAAGGTTGCCACATTCTGGTCCTTCTTCATCATTGAAACTATCACATCAGCTACTTTTTTCACCAGTAGCTTTTTCTTCTTTGTCTCTGTAAGGTTCAGCTCATCTATACTCATAGCAAAGCCATCCTTTATGCTTCTGTTAGTCTCTTTATTGAATATGACAATATCAAATGTTGCGCCTTTGTCAATCTCTTCTTTCATCACAGGCTCTACAGCCATCTTTTCAGCACCGCACTTAGTGCATCGAGGGTCTATAGGTTGTCCCGGTTTGTCAACTTCCTTTTCTACATGACCACATGCCTTGCAGATAACTCTATATCTTTCCATCTTGTTTTGCCTCCTCAATTATTTTATCCCATCCTTTTGGGAATCTTACTTCTTTGCATAAGAATCTGACAACCCATGGGATGTCATCATCACTGCACATAAAAAGAAATTCTTTGAGCATCTTGTATCTGTTTTTGTGTCTGAATTCCACTTCTAAATCTTTCCATAACTTTGTGAAGTTTTTAATGTTAAGCTTTACCATTGGCGGTGCAGCTTTAAATTCTTTGTTCTTCAGCTCCTTTATTTTCTTTAGAACGTACGCACCTATGTCTTTGAGGTTTGGATTCTTAGATTTTTCTACATGAAAATATCTGAATAGATGAAAGAACCCCATCGGGTTTATTATCTCATTGTTGTTTTTGGTGTAAAATAGTAAGAACTCTCTATACTCGGGGACTTCAAGAGTCTCCCTCAAATCGTCTATGGACCTTGTTTTCTTAAACCACCAATCAAACATTTACTTTACCTCTATTCTGCTAATCTCTTCTTCCTATTGGCTGCTTCGAGTGCTTCTGAAGTAACCTGTTTTCCATCTCCAAGTCCTTCTTTGATTTCTTCAATGGATTTATCATCTTTTTTCTTTATCAATTTAGAACCCTCCAGCTTTTCTTCAACATAATCTTGTAGTGTATCACCTGCTTGTGCAGCTTCAACTTTGAGCTTCCTGTGCAGCTCATCAGAAATTGTAATATTTTTTCCCATTTTTGTATTTTTGTGATATAATTATTATATAAACTTTTGTAACAATTAAGAAGTAGAAAATTTACTTTCTTCTTATTTTAATTTTTGCAATTACTTTTCCTCTAGTATTTACCTCAAGATACTCGGCAGTATAGTACTTAGAAATAATCCAGTCCAAGAGATTCCAAAGAATCTCCCGGACCTTCTTCTTGAGCGTCATTGCTCCAGTTATAACTCAAGAGTTTCTATTTTTTCTTTTTGAGCTTCACTCCTTTTTTCTCTAGAAAGGTCTTTACAAACCTTACAGCGTTGTTTACAACACTTGTTATAGCAATACCCATGCTACCTGTTAAAGCCGCATTGAAGTCTGCTCCTGTGTAACCTGTAACTCCTCCAACAACTGTACAGATTACTATGCTCTTACCGAACTTTGTCCAGTCAAAACTTTCTTCTTTTTCTTTGAGGTTCTTTCCATAACCAAGCAAGGAATATCCAAGCCCAGCAATAGCGCCTCCGATTATATGGTCATACATTTGATGCACCTCCTGTTTTAATCCATTTAGGGTCTATGTTACAAGACCCAATTCCAACGTTGTGAGTATCAACATACTCTCTATCTATATAAAAATAACCTTTTTTTCCCCACCAAGTTCCCCAGCTGTTGATTCCTTTGAACCTATCGAGCATGGCATCATAGCCTAGAAGGGTTACAGCATGCCCTCCCCTGTAAGTCTCTCTTTTTAAATCAGGCATTGGGATATACCCTGTTGTCTTATCGGCTTTGAAATTCCATACTTTAAGTCCTATCCCTACGGCTCTTCCAGAGTTAAGGCAGGTAACAACTTCATCGGAATCCTTTATGAAAAAGTAGTCCTTAATTTTCCAGAAGTTCCTCCCATATTGTTGGGCTGCAAAGTTTGGTTCATCATTCAGTTCTGCTATCTTGTACGGGCATAATTTATCTGGGGCCATCCCATACTTGTGCATCACTTTGAACATATCTCTAACTGTCATCCCTCCAAACTTTGGGAAGCCTCCGTTGAGTTTCCTTGCAAAATAGTAATGGTATCTCTCGCTGAAGCCCTTTTTGAATACCGGGTCTCTCAAGAAATTAACATTAATCTTGTTTATCTGCTGTTCGAACAAGCTCATTGCAGTATGGCTAGCACAGCTTCCAACTCTGCCCTGATATTTTACTTCTTGGTCATCCCATGATAAGTCTACAGTGCCTGATTTAGGCCTTCCTCTAAGCTTTAAATCCCTCTTATCTACATCTAAAGGTTCTAAGTCCAAAACAAATTTTCCATGCCTGAAATAACGTTTAATTAGCTCAAGCCAATATTGTGTGTTTACCATTTTCATACCTCAGCTAGTTCTATTCTTATTGCGGCTTTGCTGTAACTGCCGTCAGCATTATATTCATTCTTTAGTTTGGCTCCAGAATATCCAATTATCCTGTACTGGACATTTCCCCCGGGATTTGTAAAAGTATATGTTGATAAAATTCCGCTAGTCAATGCTCCAACATACTCCCAGTTAGTTCCATCGGCAGTCATCTCCATCCGGATTGTTCCTTCAAAGACACACCTTATATTTACTCTGACTATGGTATTGCCTAAGTGAATCTGTTTACTTGCTAATAGGCTTGGAAAATCTCCTGAGCCTCCGAATGTTGCTCTTGGTGTCATTGTATATCAAATAGTAGGTTGAAATCGTAACCGCCCGTTGCATTCACATAATCCATTGTACAGTTGAAAGGGAAATAACTTGTGTTCACTCCAGTATAAACTACTTGAGGTGAAGTAGTCAAGACAGTATTATTACATGTTATATTATGAGTGCTGGATGAAGAGCTAACATAAGCAGTTACATTTATTGGACAATCATAAGTGCATGTTGCATTGTAAAGGCATCCTGCTGTTGAAACATTTGTTGCAGTCACATTATATTGGGTCAAAGTCAAGCTGGTAAAGTTGAAGTTTGACATGTCAGGTCTGAATTGTAAGATGCTTATTCCTGAGCAGAACTGAATATCTAATCTGTTGTTAACTTGAGTCATGTTTGGAAGAGATTCCATTGTTGGACTTTCTGCTCCGATGAAATAACTGATTGTGTCATTCTCTGTATCCGTACTCCCATTGCAATTAATATAGAACCAATCAACTTTGCTTGCAGGACATGTTGTCTCATTGCATTGTAAGTCAGTTGGATTTGTAGGTCTGTAATTCAAAATAGTTGTTGTATCACTATCACTTGAAGACTTTACAGTGTCGGTTACAGAAATAGAACAATTCCATACATCATCAACTGTTAAGTCTGATATATTAACTTGAGGTGAGATTGTCACGTTTGAATTCAGGGCTATGCTTTGTCCTGTTTGGTTTGAGAAATACGCTCCGTTCTTGTACCAAGTTACATTCCCTGTTGCTGCATAAACTTCTGTGCTTGTTATGTAAGCTTTGCAAGTTAAGTTAGAAGTTCTGTACGGGCTTGATGTTGGATAAGCTGAGACTGTAAAAGTATAAGGCAATATATAATAATATTTACTTACTTCTTCAAGAGTGTATGCGCTTGTGAGGGTTGTTGTTGAACTGTTGACTTTGATGTAAGCTCTTCCTGTTTCTGCTCCATAAGTCCATGTCTTTGAGCAAACAATATTTGAACAGTCAGTTGATAATGTTGCAGAACCTATGCTGCTTGTTTGGACTGAGCTGTTGTCTCCATGATACAAATCATAATTAACTGCTAAAGCCGAACCAGTTGTTCCAGTTCCATAAATATCTAATGTAGTATACCAATTTATTGTTATAGTTGAGCCTGTTTCTTCGCTTTGTGAAGTTTGAGGTGTTGGTTCTGTTACTGAAGAATTTGTCAAAGGGATGACATTCCCAAAATCATCAGGGTTTAAATCACACCTGTTAGTTCCTTGAATTTTATCACATCCTCTGTTTCCCCATGTGAAATCACTCATTGAATTATTATAATGTGTTATGTCTCCGACTGCTCCTGAAGAACTAAACATACCATAAGAGCTTCCTCCACTTCCACCATAACTTCTGTAACCTGCTCTCCTATTGCTTCCCGGTGCCGCTCCATCTCCCGGGTTCAAGTCTGTGAAATTATTATTATAAACATAAGTATTTGAGTTTGAAGTAAAATATGATGCATAAGTTGAAGAACCTGCACCTCCGCTTCCCCCATTGTCTTTACAGTCATCATCTGTGTTAGCTCCACCTACACCTCCATTGCTCCCTTCTAAATCATAAACTGTGTTGGAATAAATATCACAACCCACTCCTGTACAGTATAATGCTATCAAACCTGATGCTGTTCCTCCGTTTCCCCCGTCTCCATTGTCACTTATTCCATTTCCTGCAACTCCTCCATTTAAATCATAAACTATATTATCATAAGTATTTGAGTTTGCCGCTATCCTTATTGCATAAACTGCTCCTGAGCTTCCTCCGTCTCCTCCGTCTTCACATTCTCCACCTGTTCCAGAACCTCCATTAACTCCAGTTCCTCCAGTTATTGCTGAGACGGTATTTCCATAAACATAGGCATTTCTATCTGTTCTTATACCATAAGAAAATCCACCTGAACCTCCGTCCCAACCGTTCTCGTCATCATCTCCGTCGCAACCGCCATCAATATCCCCTTGGCCTCCTGTTCCTCCTTGGACTGTTGTTATAGTTGAGTTTGAAATTAAATTGTAATCGTCCCCATAGAAAGCATAAGAACCTCTTGCTGAACGACCGTTTGTAGCATCGCACTCATCATCATTATATGCTTTACCTACAGTTCCGCCAGTTACTGAAGTTATTGTTGAATTTATTACGCTAGTATAATCATCAGTGTAAATCCCATATGCATATCCGTTTACTCCTCCACTGGCATCTCCATCATCAGCGTCTGCATTACCTCCATTTCCACTTCTTACAGTAGTTATTTGAGAATTATAAATTTGCATGTGGCCTTCAGAATTGTAAATCCCATAAGCATCTCCACCAATTCCTCCCTCGCAGTCATCGTCATCGTCAGAATCGGCTCTTGCGGAACTGCTCCCAACTCCTCCTGAGATTGAAGTTATTTGAAGGTTCTCTGTCTTGAGGCCTGCCGCTGTGCTATAAATACCATAACCATTTCCTCCAGCACCATTATAACATCTTCTAACTCCTCCGCTTCCTGCGCTTTTTGCCCCTCCATTCTGACCAGCTATTGAAGTTATTGTTACATCCTCTAAATAAATGTTATTTCCTGAAGCGAAAATCGCTGCCTTATCATAACCATCAACGTTGTACGTTCCTTTGCTTCCAAAATATTGTCCGCCTGTGACATTGATTCCAAATATTTTTGCACTTGATGTTATGTTCAAATAAGACACCGAAGTATTATAGGCTCTGATTATTATTCCTTTTGCAACAACTGCATCTATACTTCCTGAAGAAACATTTATTGTATCATTCTCACTAGCTAGTGCGTAAGCAGCAGAATAATTATATTCGGATGGGACTTGATAGACTGTTGCGAATACTGGTGCAGCTAGCAAAATCATTACAAGCATTATCAAAAGTATTTTCTTATTCATATTTCCACCTTGAAAAGTCATAAGTATCCCATGCAATACAGCTCAGGTTTATATTTCTGTTGACTACAGTGGTTATGTTCCAGAATCCTGCATAGTTATCTAGGAAGTTTCCGATAACTACGTATCCTGTGCTGTTAACTTCTATGTTAAGTGTTGTGCTAGATGAGCCTCCTACGTCTGTTGCAACTATTGTGCATGTTGCATTCCCATACCAAGTCTGGTTTGTGGTTTGATTAACCATCCCCCAAAGAGTTACATTCCCATTTGTTGTGTTTATATCACATGCAACTTGCTCTAGGTTTTGAGCTGAGACTGAGTAATTTACTGGGTCTCCTTCTGGGTCTGTCACGTATTGGCTTAGATTAACAATAAGTTTATGTCCTCTTTTTAGAGTCTGATTTGGAATTGTGCTCCATACTGGTGCTTGATTGTCTGTCATGAAAACAGTATAGCTCTGATTTGCAGCCGTGTAATTTGCATTTCCTGTGAAATTTATGGTGTAAGTTATATTCTCTCCTATGCTAATGTTTACAAGTTCGCTATATGATAAAGGACTTGCTTGATTAGCTAACAAATCTCCAGTATCATTATAGAGAGTCAAGTTCTGTGTACAATAAACACATGTTATGCTTCCATTAATCTCTACAGTTGTAGGTGTTATGATTGTCAAGTTTGCTGATGCTCCATTAAGAGTCATAGTTATTACTGTCTGGAATTTTGCAAGAGTTATATTGTACCATCCTGTCTGGTTGCTATTGCTAAAGCTGTTATTTGCATACCATCTATAATACATTGTTCCTACTCCATAATCTGTGGTGTTGAGCTCATAGGAGTATGTATCTGATACATTTGTTACAGTAAAGTTTGTGAGTGTTCCAGTCCAGTTAACTTCTAAAATAACTGTATCCATAGTTCCGCCATTCGTTGTCCAATCTATTGATAGGTTAAAGGCATTCTCATAATAAACTGGGTCTGAACTTTCAGTTGGATTGCTATATTCTGGGTAAGGGTCGGCGACAGTTATTGTAACATTATTTGATTCTACGCTCTGGCCTGCTGGGTCAGTAGCATTGAATATTACCCAACTTGTTCCGACAAAGTTATTATCTAAACCTATATCCACTGTGTTATCTGAGTTTATAGTGATTGTGACGTTGTCTCCTTCTCTTGAAGTATAAGTCAATGTCCACTTGTTTGGGTCTATGAAATAATCATCTAAGTCGAATGCAGAAGTTAAGTTTACATTCTTATATGTAGTCTGGTTCGGAATAGATGAAGATAAATAAGGTGCTGTTTTTGGATACACATATATTGTCCTGTTCTCTGTGCAGTTCCTTCTTGAGAATACATCTTCAACGCATACTTGGTATTTATTAAATGAGCTTCCATCTGGTTCGAATAATACATAATCATCAGCAGTCAACACTTTAGTTTTTGTGCTGACTATAACTCCATTTTCTATCTTGTACCAGTAAAGTCTCTTATCATCTGGCAACGGCTCCACTATTGAAGTGTTGATTGTAACATTTGTTCCATTCACTGATTTGTTCCAGAAGCTTCCATTAGCAGGTGTTGGAGCTATGAATGATACTCCCGGGAAGCTAAGGTCAACATATATATATTGAGTAGGGGTTATTGATTCTACATTGAAATCGTTCTTTACGCTGAAGAAATAACTATAATTTCCTTCAGTCAATCCTGTGACATTTCTGTAGAAGTAAACAAGAGTATCATTTACCTTATTATAATCTAAAACATAGTACACTGAACCATTTAAGTTTAGCTTTCCACTATCTAATGTTGCATTGTCTCCAACCGCACTGACATTGAATAATATTTCTGTTTCATTTGTATATGCTAATACAGGGGTCTGGATTTCTAAGGTCAATGACTGGAAGGTTCTCTGGAAATCCCAAGTAGGGGTTGCAGCAGAATACTCATATCCATCATAGACTTTAACATACCAGTAGTAAGTTCCTTCTGATGTTGTCAGGACATTTAAATTTCCTTGCTGAGTGTTTGAATAATAAGGCGGAACTGCTGTTGTTCCAAACCATACATAATAAGTCAATGTATCTCCATCAGGGTCTGTTATGCTGGTGTTCCAAGTTAATTGAGTTAAGTCTCCACCGACAAATGCTCCGTCAGCTGGAGTCAACAAGTTTGTTGCAGGAGGTGGTGTGTTAACTGTGAAGTTCCAAGTTACAGAAGAGTTCCTGTTTCCGAGAGGGTCTGTGCAGTTCACGCTCCAATTATAAGTGCTTCCTTGAGTTACATCAATGGTGAAATAATTGTTTCCCCCATTTGTTATTGAAGTATCTGTCTGGTTAAGAGCTTGGTTAATATACAAGCTACAGTTTGCAACTCCGCTTCCATCATAAGGAGAGTATGCTACTTCTGTTGTAGTTCCTACTTGTCTTCCTCCGTTTGTTGGAAGAAGCAAAGTTACTTCGGGTGGGCTTGTATCATTAACAAGAAGAACGAATGTTCCATTAGTTGATAATCCTCCTGTGTCTGTACATGTTATCTGTATTGAATTGTTTCCTACAAAAGTATCATTGACTGTTGTGTTGATTACTCCTGTTGTTGAGTTTATAGGGAGCCAAGTTGTATTGCTTGCATAAGTTACATTTCCTCCATCTGGGTCTGTACAGTTAATGTCATAATAAAAGTAAACATCTGGTGGGCTTGAGTTTGTGCTCTTGTTTTCTAAAGCCGGGTCAAAGATTGGAGCGTCAGGTACAGATGTCACGTTTATGAAGAAAGTCCTGTTCTCTCCCCATGTTGAGCTGTCATTGATTCCCACAGTACAATTAGCTAGGCCATTCCAGTTAGCAGCTGGAGTTCCTGAAAGATTATAGGTGGTATCTGTGATGGTGTAATTACTCTCATATACTCTCCACTTTCTATCATTATTGGAATAGGTCTCATATCTTAATCTTAGATTATCTCCTTTCAAACAATCATCAGGAATAGTATTTGTATGTGTACAAGCTGATGCAGCACACGTAACAGAACCTTGGGTCAGATTGAATGTACTATAATTTATTGCTGTAAAATTATAGCATTGTGCTGAGAAATTCATAAAGAAGGGTGCTGAACCACTGTCTATTTGAAACTTGTAAGTCACGGTTGCGTTTGTTGTTGTATCATTCATAGATATGTTATGATAAATATAAGCGTAACCTCCTCCGGTGTTTGATGTTGAAGCATAAGAATTCCAGTTCCCATCAAAAGCATTAGCTATATTTGTTATGTTAACTCCTGCATAATCTAATGTTGTGTTTATGTCGGTAAGTGTGTCCTTGCTTTCAATATTACAATTAACTTGGCTTGTGTTCTCATCTTGTATTGAGAAAACAACTCTTTGGCCATCTGGGTCGTAAGCATAATCTGAAAGGTTGTTTAGATACAATGTAGTTCCAGAGTCTTCAGTCACTGTCTGATTTGGTAAACTATACAGCCATAAAGGGGCCAAGCTACTAATTGTAAGTGTTGAACTATTTTTCCATGTACTATTAGGGTTTACTTGAGCAAGGCAACTTAATATTATTTGAGTTCCGACATCGAAATTATCGCTTGAAAGATTTGCTACATTGTATGTTATGTTAGGTCTACTAGCAGTATACCAATAAATTCCTTCTTCCCCAAATGAGCCTGCACCCCTATCTGTAAGAGAATAAATTTCTACCCAAGAACTTCCATCCCAACAAGTATAATTTCCAAAACTATCTGTACTGGGAGCGTCAGCATAATAAACGTGCAAGGTTATATTGTCTGGAGAGTAATCCCAACAAGCGTCAGGTATCGTCTGATTAACTATAACTCCATATGCTGGTCTTGATGTAAATTGCCAAATAGCTGATATTGCATCTTGTGGTTTTTTGTAAACAATGTCTGCTTCCGCATACCCAAGAACAACATACGTTCCATAATTTCCATCTATTCCTTTCCAAGCATCTGATGGTTCTGTATCAAAGTCTATAGAGCCAGAATAATCAAGTCCGCAACTTCCATCAGTTCCTGACTGGTTTGTTGTATTAAATGATTCTTGATAACAAAAACCCTTGGATGTGCTTCCACTGGAAAGCTCTTGATTATTCCTGTACCATTTATAATATAATGTTCCATTGGCGTCTGAATCACTATAAGTATAATTACAATACCCTTGAAGAGTATCATTTGCATAAGCTGGGTCTGGTTCTATTGTTACTGAGTCTATAAATGGAATCTCTGTGACAGTAGTCCAGAATGTTTTGTTGCCACCATCTGCACCTGATATTTCCTGAATGTTGACTGTACAATTTGAATTACCGCTCCAGTTAGTGGCAGGAGTCACGCTAAGCTCTTCAGGTGTGTAAAGAATGGCTCCTCTATAAGGTGCAAAATTTGGAGTACATGATAAGTTTATAGGTTGTGTTCCGCTTAGAGCTATGCAAAGTGCGGTTGCTCCATAAGTATTTCCATTTCCTCCTTTAGTTTCAATGTCCCCTTTGCCCACCATGAGAATCTGCATTGGAGCTGTTGTGATTTCCAGAGTTTCATTGAAGTAGAAAGTATGCCATACCCCTCCAGCATCATTTGTATATCCCTCGCCACTAACATCATAAACCCCATTTCCAGAATCACATATCCAATCGAAGTCAGAATCCCTACAAAAATATAATGTTTCGTTCCACTCTGAATTACTTGAAAACCATGTAAACCCATAAGCAGTTCCATTTTGTTCTACACTCATATTCTGTGTCCACCATATTGGGGGAGATAACGATTGGTATGAATTATTAAAAGTGCAATTATTAATTGGCCAATCAGAACATATTTGTTCTATAATTGTACAATCTACTTTACTGGTATTTTCATCGACAACGCTAAATATTATTGTATCACTATCAAGGTCATTGGCATAACTTGATAAATTATTAAGTACTGTTGTAGTTCCAGAGTTTTCTAGTACTGTTTGATTAGGCAAGTCATAAAGCCAATAAGGTGCAAGGTTTGATACAGTCAATACGCTTGTATTGAACCAAGAAGTTAATGTCCCATCTGTTGAATTTGCTCTGCAACTTCCAGTTAGATTATCTCCTTTTGAAAAGTTTCCAGAACCAACTTCAATCATAAAATACTCTTCTCCCCTAGAATAAGTATAAGGATTTGTAAAATAAAGATAGCCCGGATTGGATGTTTTTGATGGGGCTGTTACAATTATTTCACTTGATGTTTCTATTGCACTCCAAACCCTAGTGGAAGATGCCAATCCAGTTGTTATGTTTCTTATAACACAATCCTGACCTGTAGAATTACAAATCACATGTTGGAGTGTGTCAGAAACACAAGTAGGTATTATTGAAGTGATTATGTCTCCTCTTGATGTTGTAAAAGAATCTCTATAAGTCATGCTACAAGGGTCAGTATATTGAGCTAATATCCTGTAAGTGCATGAAGCGCCAGTAGAATCGCATAAATATATTTGTAATCTGTCTTGGTTACTATCCCCTGTAACAACATCTATGTCATCTCCAGATTCTTTGTTCACGAATTTTGCATAATCACAATTAGAAGAATCTATTGTTGTTGCAGAAGTACAACTATCCCCAGTAGCATTACATTGTCTTACTTTACATGCGGCCGAGGCTACATAAGATACAGTTATATTTCCATCGCTCATCTCTCTAATGTCCGACCTATACCCTCCTTCACCTGTTGTGAAATTCTTAGCTGTGCAAGTTACTCCGGTAGAATCACATACCCAGAAAGTTCCATAAGTGGTGGATGTTCCTCCTGACACAATTATATCTCCATTTGAGTGTTGCATCATAGAAGCATAAGTTCCAACATCCCCGTTATCTGCTAGTTGTGTTCTCTGGCAATTCTCTCCTTTTCTATCACAGACTGCAAGTCCGAAAGCAGAATTGCTATCATATTCATAAATCATTGCATAGCCACCGCCTGAAAGGCTTACTAAAGAATCACCTCCACCTATGTTAATGGGCAAATATGCTGAGGCATTTCCTTCTACTAACCTCCTTGTACAATCTTGCCCCCATTTATCACAAAGGTAAATGTAAACTCCAAGTCCTGTTCCGTTGTAATAAGTTGTTACATAAGTCAAATCTCCATCAGAGTTCTCAACAACTTGAGGGTAGTAGGTCAATCCCCCTTGTACTGTTGTTATCAATTCTCCTTCTGTATAATTCTCTTCAGGAGTTCTGTTTCCAGAAAGTATTGAAACTCCATTCTTATAAACATCGTAATCTAATCTAGTTATATTTGTGCTCCTATTGTAAACAGAAGGTTCACAATATAAATATAATGAATTATTTGTATAAATAGTTTCTGGATAAAGTCTTGGAAGAGTAAACTCATCTATAGCTGTCAAATTATATATTGCTGCAACCATTGTAAACGGAGAATGATTCACATATTGGATGTTTATTTCCCTGCTTAACTCCCCCCTCATTTCAGTTGGGAAATTAGCATACATCGCTGAAGGGTATGCAGTTCCAAAAGAACCTGAAGCCGCATCTACCACATGAGGTTGTGTCCAAGTAAGTCCTTGGTCAAATGTACTTGTATAAAATACTGCTGATTGGCTTCCTGAACCAGTATTCTGTTGACTGAAAATATGAATAATCTTGTCATCATTAGTCCACATCCCTCCCGGTGTAGAATCGTATGTGGATTGTGGTGTTTTTTGGAAAACGCCGGGTATCTTAGTTCTTTCTTCCCATGTTACTCCTCCGTCTCTGCTCCTGTAGAAAGACATGTTTATTCTGTCCGAAGTGAAGTAGGTAAAATAAAAATAATCAGTATTATAATCTGCAAATACATTTCCCACAGCAGGGGTATTTTCTGGAGTGAATGTTTCATTAGTCCATGTGGTAAAGAAATCATCAGAGGCAAAGGTTATGAGCTCATCAGATATATCGTTTGCGAACATTACTATTTCTCCTTTTGTGTTTACATCTATGTCGCATTCGAACCAACCTAGAGCTCCGGCTTTTGTATCTATAACTTTGGTTGTCCAGTTTATTCCATTAGTAGAGTTAGCAAATGTTAGGTTTCCGCTTCCATCAACATAGTCCGCATAACATCTTATATACTGGTCTCTTGTGCCATCATATTCTAGTCCGTGATAAAAAGGAGTCAAGGGTATTGTTCTATTATATGTTGTGAACTCTGTGGCATTACACCCAGTATCGGTTTTAAAACTTATAAGATAAGGTCCGGGAGGACTGGTTGTATCTGAAGCAACAACCACAATTCTTGAACCATTTGTTGCAGCCCTTACATAAGAAACTTCGTAGACTGAAAAGTCTACCATCTCTGTTGTTGTCCAAGTCTGGCCCCCATCGCTACTATTTGCACACATTAAATCTCCTGAGCTTGCATAAGGATAAAATAAGTAAAGGTTTCCATCGTTGGTTTTGACCATCCTGTTTCCTGCAACAGTACTCCCTCCAGCTTGAACTGTAACTCCAACGCTTTCGGTCGTGAGGTTGGCTTCTACAAAAGGGTCATAAGTACTGTTAATATATATTGTGTAGTTGTCTCCGTCAAACTGGCTATTGTTTGTTCCGATAGTGCATGATGCTAACCCTCTGAATCCGGGCCATACTCTTACGCTTAATTCATTGGTGCTTATTACACAATCTACTTGATAAACATTCTCTTCTTCTACAGAGAAAGTTATGCTTCCCGTTCCTCCATCATCAACATAATCAGAAAGGTTTGAAAATAAAACCGGGTCATACGTGCTAACTGTTTGATTTGGAAGTGCTGTTGTCCAGAAAGGAGATACATTAATCTGTGTTTGTTCATAATATTCATTTATTGGTACTCCATCTGTAATGAATTTGAAATCTAGCTTGCTAAAGTTAGTAAATCTGTTGCTTACAGGCCACATGGATTGTCTCCCATTAAATGCTACTGGTAATGTATACCCAGTCCCATTTACAACTAATGAATCTACATCCCATGTAACTCCTCTATTAGATGAGTATGCTAAGTAAATCATAGTATCTGAATTAAATTTCCCATAAGGTAAAAATACCCTGTATTCATCATAAAAGACCATCTTAAATCCAGAGAATCTAGAAATATTTCCTTCATAAGTACTGGAAGAAGCAAAAGTATAATTTGTCCATGTTGTTCCATTGTCTGTGCTCCTGTAAACTGTGAGGTTATCATTAGTTGTGCCTATTCCTTGTATTCCTGCAACATAATAATCATTGTTGTAGGGATTTACAGAAACAGAAGGATAGCCCAGTACTGGAGAATCTGAAAGTGTTACATTCAATATTACATCCCATGTTCTTAAATCATCTGAAGCATACACTACTGTGAATCCATCGTAAGTGGCCGAAGTGGAATTATGAATAAGGGTTAGCATTCTACCAGAAGTATCTACTGCTAAGTTGGTTACTGTCTTATTAGATGGAGTTATTACATACTTATCCCATGATGTTAAGTCTGAAGTATTATAGACTGTAAGGTTCCCTGAATCGTAGGAAGTCTTTGTTACAACATATCTCTTGTTAACGTCATCATAAACCACATCATATAATTGGTCATTTATAGCTGTGTCTTCATCAGAGACATATGTGAAGGTATCATTTATTTGTGTTGCATTACACCCCGTATCTGAATAAGCAGAAGAAAGATTATTTGTAGGATTACCATGTTCAAATATAAACACTAATCTTGTACCATTGCTAACTACCGTAGGATAGAACCATAAACCTGCGCCAGAAGGTAGTATGCTTGTTATATCGGTGCTAGACCATGTAGTGCCTCCATCTGAACTGTTCAAGCAATAGAGCATACTGTCAGCGTTGTTTAGTGTTACCATATATAAATTCCCATCATTTGTCTCTACAAACTTCTGTCCAAATATAGGATATTTAGCCAAACCTGCTCCCCCTGTTTCGAACACAGTAGTATTATATATTCTAGCGGTTGCTATAGAACCAGTCGCAGTTGGAAGAGGTGGGGGGTCGAATAATCTTACATTGAAAGAAACATAATCTGAAGTTATCTTCTCGCTCTTCACGTACATACTTCCTGACTTATAGACCCATCCAAGTCTGTAATCATCCCACCAAGTTACTTTCATATTCCTTCCGAACTCTTGCATTGTCTGGTTTCCGTCAAGCTTGAACGTTGGTCCATCGTAAGTTAAGTCTCGAACTTCATACCTGTAATAATAACCTGTAGCATTATAGACTTCAACCTTGTGATAGATAGGAAACAATTCTTTGTCTGTGACTTTACCATCAAAGAAGTAAGTATCTTTTATAACCGGACCTCTTTGGTAAGGCGTAGTCCTGATTATGGTCGTTGTGTTTGTCAGATTATTTACAAGAGTCTCAAGAGTTATACCTCTCCGGTCACGGTACATATTGCTCGAGCCGTCCATGAGCTTGTTGTACTCTCTTCCTGCAACAACCCATCTGTTAGCATCATTCTTCACATAGAAAGTAGATTTATCCTCGTCAATCCTCATCTTTAAATCATTATTGAATGTAATATAAACTATAGAAATGCTTATCAAAATTGCTAAAATTCCTAGCGTTACCTTCTTATAGTCTACCATTATACTAGCCTATCTTTGAATATCAAAATAAACTGGTCATCTTTGCTCTTTGAAGATTCTTTGAATGTGTCTACTCCAGTCATCTTTGGTGTTCCATCTTCATTGAATGTTGCACCAGAGTCAATAGCGAATCCTATTGCATCTGTTGTTTCTAGAGTTCCCTTCATCTCGACTTCGAAGTTTGTCTCATCAACTAAAGGGTATCCTGAATCAAAGTCTTTCTTGAAACTATTGCTTGCTGCCAAGCTCCAGTAATCCATTCTTATGTTTCCTTTTGTGATTGTGGTTGCAGCGGTTACAGCTTCGAATAATATGATGAGTGTGTCGCAAGCGTTCTCGTCTGGTGTTCCCTGACTGCTTGCAGATGACCTGCTTATTTTCAATGCATTCCATCCGTTAGATAGGTCTGCTCTGTCATAAGAGGTATAATAGTAATTAGATGTATCACTCCCGAATCCTACTTTAATTGCGTCAGTTTCTGCTAGGTCTGAAGTGTCAGTTATATAAACAAACAAGTATGTGACTTTGCCTGCTGTAAAAACATAAGCTCCAGCTGTGCTCTTATTATATCCAAAGCTTGTCTGAGAAGAACCATTCTTTCCTAAGTTAAGACATCCTGTTCCTTCTATGTATTGTCCAGCAGTATTGTTTACGACATCAGTGTCTGCATCTCCCGTCTCGTTCCAATCAGCAGTCTGGCAATTATCTATCAAAGTAACATTGCTTATAGGAACTGGTTCATCAAGAGCTGTTGTTTCTATAGTGACTGCTGTCACTTGGTTCTTTCCCACTTGGAATTGTGTTGGTGGAAGATAATCTGGAGTTGGTTTATAACCTCTGTTAAGTAAGACTATTTTACCATTATTTGTGATTAAGCTTTCTTGTGCCATCAGAATGCCACCTCTTTAGTAGTGTTATTAACTGTTGCAGTTGTCAGTGTTGTATCTATGAAATCATTATCATATAAAAACTCTTGGTAAATCTTCCCTCCTTGAGTTACAATTATATCTGTTCCATTCTGCTGCATCTTGAAATATCTTCTCACAAAATTTATACTTCTGTCAAGAGGGAATACTTGTACTAGAATCTCTTGGTTCTTTCCAAGCTCTTCTTCTAATCTTCTTACTCTATCAAGAGTGTTATTCTGCCAGTCGCTGGTTTTCCAAATTCTGTCTCCAACTTCTAGAACATCTGCTTTGTGAGGCCAACCTATTCTTATCTTAGTAATCATGACATATCTATCTTCATCATTAACGCTGTCAACAACTCTTAAAGTTTGGCCGGGCTCTAAAGCAAGAGTGTCTGTATCTGCTGTCAAAGGGATACTTGTTGTAACAAAAGGATAAGCATAAGTTGATAATTGCTTCTTGATGAAGTTTCTTGCATCTTCCACTGTTAGAATATCTAATTTGAAATAAGTCTTCTTGTATGCTTTATCTTCATCATCATCGCAGTATCTTGCTATGGACACGCTGTCTTTTGAAGAAGTTGCAATAGTCAGAGGGTAAGAATAATCAATAGTTATCTGAGCTGCGTTTGCAGGAGCGTTTACAAATATAACTTGCCTTAACTCTGCATCAACAGTGTAATCATAATCTTCTGTTGCTTCCTCTACCCCTCCTACTTTAAGAACTCCATCAACATAAACCTTTACTGATTTTGGAGTGTGAGCTAGAGTAAAGCTTGTCTGACTTCCAGTTCCTGTCTTGGATTCTGTTGTCTCAACAATCTGTTCCCCACCTATGACTGTAATAAAATTCTGGCATTCTGCAAAGTTATAATTCCATTTAGGAACTCCCACAATGTTCTGGCCAACTTGAAGGACCAATGAATTGTTTGTGTATCCTTTTGGCTGGAAATAAGCAGTGTCAGTGTCTGCCCTGTAAAACTGTTGGTAATCATAAATCTTGCATAACTCTTCTCCTCTCTCGTAAGGGTCTGCGTGATTGCATACAAACTTTGCAAGAACATTTATTGTTCCTGTGCTTACAACTGAAGTTGAGAAATCAAATGGACTCATCAAGTCGCTCCATATTGCGCTTGCAACTCCAGCTTCATCATCAATAGCTTGGTCATAAGAATATGTTTTTTCTCCTCTCTTTGCAAGGCTTAACTTATCCTTGGCATAAATCTTCCATTCTGTTCCGCCTTTCTCTCCTTTATCTACATCTTCAACATATCCCCAGAAAACTAATTTATCTGTGGCTGTTACAAGACCCCTGTAAACTTTGACTTCCATACCATTAATTATGTCTACAGTGTTCACAACTGTCTTTGCAACTCTTATATTTATATCTCCAATCTGTTGTCCGAATGTCTTTTCAGAATCCCAGCCTCTAAGGTAAGCGCTTACATCATATCCTCCTATTGTTACCTTAGTGTACATTGTCATTTTTATCCACTTCCTTGAACTAATTTTATTGTGAACCTAAGCCAGTTTGGCTCTCCTGATTTCTCAACGAAATTCATACTCATAACCATTACTGTAACTCCTGAAGTATTGAATGTGCTTGTGAATGATGTTGCAGACTGTAAACCATTCACTAATCCTTGAAGATAAGCTTTCTGTTCTTCTATTGTCAAAACAGATTGTCCTGAAACTCTCGTGCTTGTTGCATCAGTTAAATTTCCAGTTATAGTAATCATCTTGACAACCCCTTCAAAATCAAAAAGAAGTGTCTCTGATGGGCCTGCAAGAGGCATCGGAAGGTTTTCTATGTTAGAAGAAATATCTTCTGTTACATCGTCCGCATCTCCTTCTTGGAAGGTAAAATCTCCCAGTGTCACATCTGTCATTTTAGTAACTTGACCTCCTTTGCATTTCTCTATTTAGATTGTCAGCCAACTTCGCTGCAAGAGCTCTGACTTCTGTATCTCTTCCAATCTGTCCAGCGCTTATGTTTATTGTAATTGGTCCTGAGCCTCCAGCTCCGGGAAGTCCTCCTTTGGTTCCTATAAGTGTATCTTGTGGGCTAAATGGTACTGCTTTTTGTCCGGGCCTCATCACGAAATCATTGAACCTGCTACCGATTACTCCTCCAGCTATTGCACCGGGAATACCTGCTCCAGCCATTCCGATTCCAGCACCTATAACTGTACCTTTATGTCCTCTGACCCAGTCAGCTGCTCTTTGAAATAATCCTTTCTCATCACCTTTGCCACCGCCTGAAGGTATCCCTGACAATGCATTTGCAATAGCACTCTTTAAATCATCTCCCATCTGGCCCATAACAGTGCTCCAGATAGTTGCTAAATCACTTATGTTAGCTTCAAACAATCCGAAGACCCCCCCTATTTCTGTGTTGGCATCTTCTAATTGTTTTCCTAAATCAGCAAAACTCACTGTTGAATCTTGAAATATTCCGTCAAGCATCTTACCCATTTCTTCTAGGTTAATCATGGCATTTCCATCAGGGCCTAATAAAGTCATCATGGTGTTCTCGAGCAACGCTAAGTTCGTCATGATTACCCCGCCGAAGAAATTATCAATGGTGGCCTTCCCTAGATTAACTATAGAATCTATAGCGTTCCATGTCATTGATTGCGCATTCGTGACCATCTCCTGAAACATAGTTCCTGTTCCAAGGAGTGAATCCATAAGTTTTGCAATCAATCCTGCAATAAAGAACATAGGTGCGGTCAGTGCTTTTACAAGGAATCCTTGAAGCTCCATTAACATCTTCATAATCTCAGAAATCATCTCGAAGATAATCATTTGTAATCCTGTGAACATTAAATTAAATGCCCCCATGGAAGTTGCTAGACCTCCTGCAACATCTCCTCCCGCTATCTGTTTCATTCCTTGTGCAGCCATCTGCATCGCAGCCTTACGGAACGGCATCATTATAGCTTGCACTACTTTAACTATGGGTTTAAGTATTGCCAGAATTGGCATCAGCAGTACTAGAATAACATCAGCTATTGGTCTAAGAAGTTCTGTCAATAACCTGAGAATTATCTTGACCATGTTAACCAAAGGTTTCATAGTCATAACAACAGCTCCTATCGCAACGATTGCAACACCAATAGGTCCGAGAGCAGAGATTGCTCCTTGAATCATTTTACTGATTCCTCCAAACAATCCTCCTCCACCGCTTAATGATTGAAGAAGTCCGCCTCCAGCTTTTCCTTTAGGTGCTGCTCCTGCACCGCCTCCTTTTCCCATGCCAGAGCCTAGTTTATTTGAGAGTTTCTTCTCTATGTCATTCACCATAGCGTCTACGCTTCTGTCGGAGATTTTAAGTCCGACTTCCAAATTTGCTATTTCTCCCATTTTTACATGAATGCGAAGAACGGGTTGTCCTTCATCAATATCTCATAAACTATACTGAATGCTTCGATGTCCTCAGCGTCCTCTTTTCTGAGTTCACTAGGAAGGCACTTGAACATCCTACACATCATGGCTTCGTTGATTATCTTATTTATATTAGCATCCGACTTGAGCCTTCCCTTTAAAGCGAATGCTATTCTTTTTTTGCTTGGTCATCCAATGGGTTGTTGAAGCCATTCAGTTGTTCAAATAGGTGAGCTCCTGTTTCTGACTCTAACTTGTTTATGATGGTCAGCTTCTGGCTTATAACTTCTGGGCTGTTAGGTTTTGCAGCAAGAAGATTCCATGCCTTCAACTGTGGGTTTTCTGTTCTGAATTCCCTTATTCCATAAACTAGTAGCCATACTCTGAACTTCCCTAGGCTGATGCTTGCTTTGATTTGTGGTTGGCCTTTTACTGCTCTGCCACTCATAGCACCGCTTGCATCTGCATCTACTGATTTCTCAATCAGCTCGGATTGTTCTCCGTAACTTAGCTTTCTAATTACAACTACGTCCTCGGGTTTCAACCCCGGGATATTTTTCAATTCTTTTTCTTTACTCATTGTTTTAGTACCCCCTTCACTGCGACTGTCAGGCGGTCTATTTTAATGTTCATCCCTTCGATGTGTTTGTTTTGTTCCTGTTGCAATTCTGTTTGCTTCTTCAACTCGTCCAAAATTTCTTTGTTTAAATCCAAGTTTAACCACCTCGTCTTATTTTATTTAGGCGCTTTGCACCTCACTCACTGATAGACTCTCAGCTATTGCTGTTATGTCTTCAGGAATCACTTCAGCGTAAGTTTGGTCTCCGCCATCCTCGTCAACTGTCACACCTGTGAATGTGAATGTACAGCTGTGTGTTGCTGAGTTAGTGAATGTTATCACTGCTGTTGCAACCCTTGTTGGGTCTGTTGCAGGACCTGATGCGCTTCCTAAGAAGTCATCCAAGAATGTGTCATCCTCAAGGTCAACTGTGAACCTTATCTGGTATTCAAGTTGTTTGTGGACTCCTTTCTTTCCTGTTCTGCTTCCTAGACCATATCTGACTTCTGCATTGTTTGTGATTGTTATTTCTATACTATCAATCACGTGGTTTACGTCCTCACCGCTTGGCCATTGCAAAGTTACTCCAGAGAACACGAATACATCAAGTGAGCTTAGAGCCACTGGTGTTTGTACAGTGTTATCTTTGTCTAGGTCTGCTGCAACTAATTCAAGTGTGCATGTTACTTTCTCTCCCATTGCAGCTCTTAGTGTGCATGAATTAACTAGGCATCCAAGATAAATAACGTCTTGGTCTGTGCTTCCTAACTCGATGCTTGTTGCAATAGATAAACTTCCCGGGCTTGAACTCTTGGTATAAATGTACGGGTCTCCTGATGTTCCACTTCCTGTCTTTGTACCCATGACATATTCTAACCATTCCCATGTCTGTGGTTCGAACTCTACACTTACTCCCGGTTCAAACTTTCCACCTCTAGACTTGACCATCTGTCTTCCTCCAGTTGTGGTTCCTTTGAATCCTCTAACCTGCAATAGGTTGTTTCTTTTTGTAGGACTGACCCTTGTGACTATACCAAAGTGTTTGTTGATAGAGCCTGCCGCTGTAGCGTAAGTTGTTTCCGCTCCGTAAAGAGTGTATGAGTCAACTCCAGCTACTGCGATGTCTTGTCCTGCTGCTGGTATCGCCATCCTAATTACCTCCTTGTTTTTTGAGGATTTCAGCTATCAAGTCTTTCTTTGAAGTATCTGAAGCTCCCCACTTCTTTTTAGCGAACTTCTGGAAAGGCCTCCATCCCATTGTGTTTATCATTTCTTCTATGTCTGCTTTCTTCAACTTTGCTTTATCTCCACTAAGAAGCACAAAGTCAGAGTTCTTATCGAACTGTTCTCTTTCTTTCTCACCTATCTCAACAGTATCACCAAACTTGACAACCTTTGTGCCCTTGCTTGTGCCAACTTTAGTTGAGTAAACGGAATTTATGTATCTGTACTTTAACATTGTTCTTACCTCCTCATAGTTTTTTGATGTTGAAAGGAGCTCTTAGCTCTATTGCTTTTGCAATCATGTCTCCTGTCTTGTCTTCTGTGGGAACCATATCAGCAACGTTAACTGGCCATACAACTCTCAAATAATAAAATGATTTGTATGCTGGTAGGTAGGCATCCCATATCTCTTTAATAAGATTATTTATCTCTGTGCTATTTGGTCCATAAACCATGATTGTGATTCTTGCTTCTGTCTGTAATACCATGTTAGAAGCGCTTATTGCTTCTGATGGGAACATATAACTTACTGCTATTCTAGGATAACTTCCACGGCTTAAATCAAATCTTGGAAATCCTTCATAAGCTATACAACTATCTCCATAATCATAATCTACTACTATTGCTGCACCATCTGCTGGTGCTGTTGTGAATGTGATTTTTCCTCTGTTAGCTCCAGTGAATGAAGCAGTATAATCTGT